GTTTTTGTAATGATCAATATCAATTTTCTAAACTGCAAGAGATGGTCTCTAAACGATTAGATATTGAAACTGGTGTTTACTATCACTTTGCACATAATATGCATTTATATAACGATAAGATATGATAACAATAATAATAACATTTGGAGTTGGTGTAGCCGTAGGTATGTATATATCTTCTCAAATAGAAAATAAAATATGACGTACTGTATATACCACATACCGGGTGTAAAAATAGGTGTAACAAACAACGTGTATGACCGCGTTGAAAAACAACAAGGTTATAAAGACAGTGAGTATGAAATACTAGAAATGTCAGACGATATAGACTACATCTCACATCTAGAAATAGAGCTTCAAAAGAAGTACGGTTACAGAGTAGACCGCAAATTATACTCAAAACTATTTAATAACAATTTTATAAAATTAAAAAACATGAACATAAACGTAACAGAAATGACAACTACATTTCCATGTCCTGTTAATAAGTTAAAAGGACAACTTATGGACAACATAGGTATGAGATGGGATATAGCTAGTAGTAACGTTGTAATAACAGACGCTACTATAAAATGGATAATGCAAAACGTTAAATCATCTCAATACACAGCCGGTAGATGCTACATATACAACAAGGCTTTTGTAAGGTGGTTTGACAACAACAATGCTTTTGATCAATATAACGGTAAAACTATAACTGGAGCATTAGCCCCGACAGGTGTTAGGTGCGCTCCTTGTGTAGAACCAGACTGTGATAAAAGTCTGTTTGACTGTATAAGAACCTGGGCAAAAAACAGAGGTTTGTACGACAAAGGAGACATTAAAACACAGTATATAAAACTAATAGAAGAGGTTGGAGAAATTGGTAAAGCTATGTTAAAAGAAGACACGGAAGAAGTTATTGACGGTATTGGCGATTCTGTAGTTGTATTAACTAATTTAGCTGAATTAGTTGGCGTGCCTATTGAAGAGTGTATGCAGATTGCTTATGATGAAATTAAAGACAGAACAGGTAAAATGAATAACGGAACATTTAAAAAAGATTAATATGAGCGATAGAGAAATAATGGACGGTAAAAACGGTATAGCTGTAAGAAAGTCTTACGGTTTTAGAGATCCTGTAGTTAAACACGTTGTTGATAAGTTTGTATCAAGATCGGATGTGGGTTATGAAAAGTATGGCTCAACGCTAGACGATGAGCGTAGATTTAAAATGAAAAATCTATATGGGTATTTAACAGACATACAAGAAGAGCTTATGGATGCTATATTGTATATACAAACAGCTAGAGAAGAGATTGAAGATCTTAAAAACGGCAAACCGTTTGATAACAACTTAGCATCAGATTACGATGATGAAGAAGAGAATTAAAAGAAAACGTGGTCCCGTCAGATCAAAAAAAGTCACATTTGACGGGATCAAGTTTGCTTCAGGTTTAGAAAGGTATATGTACCAGGCATTAAAAAAAGCTAAAATACACGCTGATTATGAAGGGTGTACGTTTACACTACAAGAAGGATTTATGTTTGATGTTAAAAGCTACGAACGACAAAGCAACGGTAAAGGTGATATGGTTAACAGAGGTAATAAAAAAATATTACCAATAAAGTACACGCCTGATTTTGTAAGTAGTTCGTTTATAATTGAATGTAAAGGTAGAGCTAACGAAAGCTTCCCAATACGTTGGAAAATGTTTAAAAATTATGTTAATCATAAGATGAAACATGTAACCTTATATAAACCTCAAAACCAAAAAGAATGTGACTTAGTTGTAGAATTAATAATTAAAAACAAAAATGGCAGAATTAAATAACAAAATACTATCAGAAATTACAGTACACATGAAGTACGCAAAGTACGTGCCAGAGTTAAACAGGAGAGAAACTTGGGAGGAATTAGTAACCAGAAACAAGGAAATGCACCAAAAACGCTACCCTGATTTATATAATGAAATAGAAGAAAATTACAGATATGTTTATAAGAAAAAAGTTTTACCAAGCATGCGAAGCCTTCAGTTCGGCGGTAAGCCGATTGAAATTAGCCCAAATAGATTATACAATTGTAGCTACTTACCTATTGATCATGTCGATAGCTTCAGCGAATGCATGTTTCTTCTTCTCTCTGGTTGTGGAGTGGGTTATAGCGTTCAAAAACACCATATCAACTTACTCCCTTGTTTGACAAAACCTTTTGAGGGTAGAACACGTAGGTTTGTTATTGGAGATTCAATTGAAGGTTGGTCTGATGCAATAAAAGTTTTAATCAAGTCTTATTTGGGCTCTAAGAGATCATCTAAGATCAAATTTGATTATTCTGATATTAGACCAAAGGGAGCTAGGCTTGTAACCTCAGGGGGAAAAGCACCTGGACCACAACCTTTAAAAGAGTGTATTGTAAAAATAAAAGGAATATTAGAAAACAAAAAAGATGGAGAACAATTATCAACGATTGAAGTTCACGATATTGTGTGTCACATTGCTGACGCTGTGCTTGCTGGTGGTATTCGCCGCGCGGCTCTTATAAGTTTATTCTCTGCTTACGATGAGCAGATGATATCGTGTAAGTCGGGTAACTGGTGGGAAACACAACCTCAAAGAGGTAGGGCTAATAACTCTGCTGTTTTAATGAGACATAAAATAACCAAAGAGTTTTTTATGAATTTGTGGAAGCGTATAGAGTTGTCGGGATCAGGTGAGCCTGGTATATACTTTAACCACGATAAAGACTGGGGAACAAATCCGTGCTGCGAAATAGCTTTACGTCCTTACCAGTTTTGTAACTTATGTGAAGTTAACGTTAGTGATATTGTTGATCAAAAAGATCTTAACGATAGAGTTAAAGCGGCTTCTTTTATAGGAACATTACAAGCTGGTTATACTGAATTTCATTACTTAAGAGAAATATGGCAAGAAACAACAGAGAAAGACGCGCTTATAGGTGTGTCAATGACAGGAATCGCGAGTGCCGCTGTGCTCCCGCTGGATATGAAGGCAGCTGCAAGTACAGTAAAAAGAGAAAACACAAGAGTAGCAAAACTAATAGGAATAAACAAAGCGGCGAGGACAACTTGCGTTAAACCTGCTGGTACAACATCTCTGGTGCTTGGAACATCTTCAGGTATTCACGCTTGGCATAATGATTATTATATACGTAGATTACGTGTTGGTAAAAATGAGGCTATATATAGTTATTTAAAAGCTAACCATCCTGAGTTAGTAAAAGATGAATATTTTAGGCCTCACGACACCGCTGTTATAGAAATACCACAATCATCACCAAAAGGTTCTATATTAAGAACTGAATCTGCTTTTGACTTACTCAAAAGAGTTAAAAAAGTTGCTACCGAATGGGTAAAGCCTGGACATAGAAAAGGCTCTAATACTCACAATGTGTCCGCAACGATTAGTTTAAAAGCTGATGAATGGGATAAAGCTGGTAAATGGATGTGGGATAATAGAGACTGTTATAATGGTCTTTCCGTACTACCTTATGACGGCGGTACATACACTCAGGCTCCTTTTGAAGATATAACTAAAAAAGAGTTTGAAAAACTAGTTAAACATTTACATGATATAAACTTAGAAAATGTAAGTGAACAAACTGACGAAACTGATCTATCTGGTGAATTAGCTTGTGCCGGTGGATCTTGCGAAATAACAAGCTTATAACTAAAACAATTATTATGAACAAATTATTTTTAACATTATTTTTCACAGCATCAACAATGCTTGCTTCAGCTCAGTTTACCGCGATGACCACTTTTAGTGAGGGTACTGATTCAACTTGGAACGTAACAGATATGATGGGTGTTGGTTATCAAGTTAATGAAAAACTTATGGTAGCTGTTACTATGGACGGTGAGGATAAATACGAACTTCTAGGTAGATATGATATGCACTACGGGTTGTGGGCTACATGTATATATAACTACGAAAAAGATTCTGACGCTGAAATGAAAGACAAATTAGATATTGGTGTTGGTTATTCTTATAACGTCTGGAAAAAGCTTTATATTGATCCAAGCTACGTTTTATCATTAAAAGAAAATGATGACGGCGAAAGAGATGGTGAATTTAGATTAGGAATATCTTATAAATTTTAAACAACAAAGGGAGCTTTTTAGCTCCCTTTTTTTATGTTTTTTATTTTATATAACACATAACCCAATACAGGCGTGCCATATAAAAGAGTTAATAAACTTGGATGTGGCTCTCCGCATAACCCCGTTATATGTTTAAGAAACTCTATCATAATTTTGGAGATGTATACATACTTTCTCCCCCTTTCTCTCTTTTTGCTCTTTTCTTTAAACCTGGCACGACTTCTTTAGAAGCTCTACCCGCGAGTTTAGCCACTTCATAACCAGTTAAAACAGCTCCAATTGGACCTAACATTCTAGCTCCTGCTTTAGCACCCATTTTTAACAATCCTTTTTTAATCACAGGTTTAGCAGTTTCTTTTATACCTTGTTTTGTTACAGCTTTTGCATCTTCTTGCATAGCTTTGTTTGGTGATTCTTTTTTATCATATATTTCATCTAGCTTGGTTTCTATTCTATCAAACCTTTTATGTAATCTTTTTGTTTTTTTAGAATGATCACCTTTAGCCATAAACTTCACATAACTGTCCATGCCAGATTTTTCAAACTCTTTTTTTTGGTTTTCATATGCTTTTGTAGCAATTTTACCCAACCTTTTTTCCATTCTTTTTGCTTTTCTAGTGCCATCGCCAAAGCCACTAAAACCTTTCATTTTATAAGACATATTATTTTTTTTCTTTATGAATATATTTAGTTCTACCTTTTTCTTTATATGCTATCGTTAATTTCTTTCTGTTTTCTCTATGAGTAACATAGCTAACATGTATCCAATTAGGATTATTATCATCGCCAAACTCCCATATAAGTTGATCAAATATCAAGTTATCTTTTATATAATGGTACATTTCAGCGTTTGTTTTATGTTTAAATGTATCGTCTAAGTCTAAAGCCTGTCCTTTCATGTGTTGTGAGTTTTTAGAACCTCCTATAGCCGTGTTAACAGGCTCTCCTCTAAACATACTTGTAATTTTTATAGGTCCTCCAACCCACTCTCTTAGTGGCTCAAACAAATACTCAGCAATTTCTTGCATGCATTTTAATTCTTTTGGCCCGGGAGTGTTGTCTAAACCTCTTCTTAGAGCTGTAGCGCTTGTTGTTGCTTCTTTGTAACTTATGTGTTTACTTATATTTTCCATTTAATATCTTTTTATAATATCTATTTTTCCTGATGCGTTGTTTGATTTAGCGTACAAAGTAAAGTTCTGAGGATCGAACATAAACTCATCGTTTTCTAGTTTTAAGCTTATACCAGGCGGTATTGAAACGCCTTTTAAAAAATATGTTATTGTTGCTGAGCTATCTTTTACATACAAATCTAAAGTAACGTCAGAGGTATCTGTGTTGCAAAAAGAAAGAGACCTATACGTTACCTTCATATTGGTAAGAGCTGTCTCGCTATTATTTGACAATGTTTGTACTAAAAATGATGGCATATTTTCTAAGTTATTGTTTTAATCGGTGTTGCTATTACTAGTGTTATAGACGCTAGTATTTGTTGATTTGAAGTTTCGCCAAATACAGATGGTATCAATATGTCTCCAGCAGCGAGATCCTTAGTGGTTCCATCCATACGCTTAACCAATTGCACTTTTTTCCTATTTGACCCACTATGTGCAGTATTTTCAGCGTGTCTTGACGAGTCTGATTTATGTATTAACGTTGCTTGTCCAGCCACAGAAGCTCCCCAGTTAATGTTGGCTTCCGGAATATGCCATATTGCCACACCGGTGTCATAACCAGCTCCAGTATTTGTTGTTGTTGATGATGTTGCATAAAAACCGATCAACTTACACGCTTCGGGTATTGGTATTTGCTGTTCTAAAGTTCCAGTTGGTACATCAACAACAGCATCCGTACCAGTTCCACCTAGCTCTGTAGTTACACCGCCAAAATCTCCAGCAGAATCAACACCGCTATCTACGCTAAACGTAGATTCAGAAATACCGTTAGCGTGAATAAAAACGTAGTTAGTTCCATAACTACTAGTGCTTTTAGCTGAAAAAGTTGTATAAGAAGTAGAATATCTAGAATCAACATGAGATTTTAAACCAGCAGGCGTTACAGCTCTAGTTGCGTCTGTACCCGTATCAGCCTCACCAGTCGTTGCTAATTCTACAGCGCCAGCATTAGTTAAGCTAGCCGCTTGTACTTTAGAACCAAGTAAAGTACCTGTGACGTTATCCGATAAACTCACGCCTTCATCTTTTATTGTTACATTACCATTATCAACCGCAAAATTTTGCTCGCTAAAACTAGCAATACCTTTGTTCGACGTAGAAGCGTCTTCACCTGCTATAGTCATAGTGGCACTACTAACGCTAGTGTCTATACCTTCTCCCCCAGCAATTGTAAAAGCAGCACTACCAGATGACGCGGAGAGTTGGTTAGAGTCGTCAGCTGTTATTCTTACATCTGTTATATCACCAGATAAATCATTATTTATAGTCAGCGTTGACCCCGTGGCGCTAGTTGAAACATTAGTTCCACCTTCAATAGTAAAAGTAACCGCACCCGTAAGTCCATTTATTGTTCCACTATCAGATACTAAAGAAACAGACTCAATATCACCACTACCACTACTTACAGTAGCTTTTACTATTTTATTATTAGAATCTAAACCTAGGTTACCACCGGAAGCTATGGTGCCGGTAGATATATCTTCCAAGTAAACGTCATTACGAAACCTAGCGGTAAAGCTCTGTATGTATTGACCTAACCATTTCATTTTATTCGTGTACTAATACATATTCTAATTTCATTGCGCTAGACACACTAGGTGTTACCTTTACATCAGCACCAGAATCCTCAGCACTCCAAGGGATAAACATCCAGTCTCCAGCATATAACCTACCAAGCTCTTCGGAGTTGATTGTTATAGTAAAATACTCTTCTGTGTTAGTTGATAGATTTTTTATGTATAATTTGTTTGCTTTGTCAGCGGTAACCGACATAGCTGATTGATCTAAAAGAGTTGCAGCGGCTGTAGAAGAATACTCAGCGTTACCACTTTGTATTTTAGCTAAACCATCACAACCACCCGCTTTGTGTAGGGTTGAAGTTTTATAGTAATTCATTGCCATTCCAGGTATTACCGTGCTAGATAATGAAATACTTGCAGTTGTTGTTGCCATGTTTTTATTTTTTTTTAATATTAATTACTATGAGTTACCTTCACCTATCACCATGTAATCTATAATCACTGGAGTTGTGTGAGTTGCTGCTGTTACATATATTTCCGCATCAACGTCAGTAGCTCCCCAAGGCATGAAAAGCCAATCTCCTCCATATAATCTACCTATTAGCTCTTGATTAATGGTTACCTCAAAAAAATCAGCTGAAGTAGTGCTAGAATTACAAATGTAAACTTTATTTGCTTTGTTTGCTGTTGCTTGAGTGAAAACTGCCATAGAACCATCAGTTGTAACTACATCTTGATCAGCATTTGCAGACATCTCAAAAGTATCAGCATCTGTTATAGATAAAACTGTTGCGCCTGCTGGAACGCCGGTTCCTTCAAGAGCGTCGCCAACCTTTACACCAAGCTCTGCTAAAGTAGGACTTGCACTTGCTAATTCTACCGTAGCATCTCCGTTTGCTAAAGTAACGCCATGTAAAATCTGTGTACCATACATAGCAGGTGACATCAATAATGTTTTACCTGTTTCTGTTGTTTTTAAAATTCTTCTACTCATACCAGTAGTCTGATCTAAACCCTTACTCAAACCAGCCTTATAAAGCGTAGCCGATGTGGATATGCTAACTGGTGATGGGGCAATATCAGCACTAGAAAGAGAGAATGTTGCTGTTGTTGTTGCCATAATTAATTGTTTTTGTTTTTGTTATTATTTATTTTTATGCTTTAGTCCAGTAAGCGTATTCAACTGCTACTGTTCCGCCTGCTGCTGTTACTTCTAAACCTTCGTTTGTATCTATAGGTATAAAAGCAAACTCCCCATTATCTAAAGTTCCATAGGTAGATGCTCCATCTGTTTTTAAATCTATTGAATACGAATTTGATGTGTTAGTATTTTTAATATATACAAAAGCCGTTCCAGCACTACCGGAATCTGCGTATATTACTTCTGTAGCGCTATTAGCCACGTTTACCAAGGTTAGACCCTGCGCTGGTGCTGTTACGCTTAAACTATCTGTAGCGGAAAAATGTATTTCATCACTAAATGTTGTTGTGTCTTTTATTGAAAGTGTTGGTATTAATGCCATAATTTATTCTTTTATTAGTTTTTTCTCTATTGTTCCATCTTCGTATATAAAGAACAATAATTGATTTTTTATTATTTTAGACGGCCTGCCAAGTAAATCTGTAACCGCTTTTATTTTAGGTATACGCCTAGGTAATGGTCCAACCCAAGTTCCTTCACAATAATCGTAAGTCGCTTGACATATATTATCCCACTCGTTTTCACAACAGTAATCATCTACGCTAATTACCCAAGCGTAACACTCGTCATTTAAAAAATAAGGATTACCAGATCCGTTTACACACCAACTTGCTGCATATAAACACCCAAGTGAATCGTGTCCTAAAATTACATTTGCTAGCGGGTTATAGTTGTACGCATTTGGATCCATACATCCGACAATAGCCTCAATACACGAACCATTGTCAGTATTAGCCAGTGAATCATAGTTAATAGCAGTATTATCCATACAGCCATAAATATAAGCAATGCAACTAAAATCTTCTGTGTTGGCTTGTGAGTTATAGTTAAGCATGCTAGGGTCAGTACAACCATAGATGTAAGGTATACAAGGAACAAGATTACTATTTGCATTTGCTAAAGGGTTAAAATTAAACATTGTTGAGTCCATGCAACCATACACAAACTCAATACAACTACCGTCATCAGTATTAGCTAACGAATCGTAATTAAACATAGTTGGATCAGTACAACCATACGAGAACTGTATACATGTGTCGGGCGTGTTAGCGTTAGGATTGTAGTTAAAAGCAAAAGTCTCCATACAACCAAGTATAACCGGAACACAACCGCCGTTATCTACGTTTGCAAGTGGATCGTAGTTAAAAGATAAAAGGTCTGTACAACCAAATATAGCTAAAGTATTACAACTATCTTGTATGTTTATATCTGTATAATATCCATTTGTAGTGTCATTATGATACTCTAAATAAGCCGGACTTAAACAACCTGGATTATAATAACAAGGTAAACTAGTGTTAGCTAAAGAATCATAATTCCAAGCCAAAACCTCCATACATCCTTCAACTATCTCAACACAAGTATTACCACAATACGTTACACCGGTATAAGTTTGAAACGGAACTATAAAAGGTGGTACAACACTTATAACTGTGTCGCCAAACGGATTTACCAATGTAAAACCACATTCTAAAGCCGTGTGCTGAGCCTGTTGTGACACAAAAAACTTAGCTTGAACTTCGTCTGGAGCGTGTAGGTTAATAGAAAATTGCTGGTTTAAACTAGGTTGTGTCATAAAAAACACACTAGTATCTTTGTCTTCTTGATATATCTCTAATCTACTACCAACCCAGCCATTACCTACAAGATCATGTAGTATAAGAGTGTAATCGCAGCTGTCTACGTAGTCCATTGTGTTGGCAGCAGAGTCGTAGTTAAACATAGTTGAGTCTATACATCCCCAAACTTTTAGTGTAACACACGACGAATCATCTACCGTAGCCAAAGGGTTGTATTCCGTGTAATCTTCGTCCGTACAGCCGGGCACTGGTGGTGGAGGCACACAAGTATCAGAAACAAACGAGTGCGTGGAGTCTGTCCCAAAGTTAGCCTCTGTTCCGTAAACTAAGGTATCGCCACATTGAAATAAATAGTAAGATCCGTCTTGACCTCCCCACAAGCTACCAGCTAATCCATCTCCATAAGCATCATATATAGTAAATGTTAAAGGACCAGTTGGCAGGCAGATAGGTATAAACTGCGGTTGATAATCTGGCGCGTTAGAATATGGTCCTCCAGAGTATAATATATTTCCTAATGTGTCTTTAATATCCCAAGTTGTTTCACCTTGATATTGATCTAAGTTTATGTTTACCATCGTGGGCACACAAGGGCCTAATGGTGGTGGTGGTGGGTTTGGCATACACTGTGGAACAGTTCTATTGTGTATTAAACCCGTTGTAAAAGTACTAACAGGATAGTCAACAACGGTATCACCACATATAGTTACATAATACTCACCGTTAGTAATACCATCTCCATAATCATCAGATATAACCCACGAAATATTTGTTATACTATCTGCTAAATATAAAGTATCATAATTCATAACGTTAGCTGAATCATAATGACCATAAGAAACATAATCTATAGTGTCGCCCTGATAAGCATTAGCATACAGAGTCCATTTAGTCTCTTGTGGATACGAGTCTGTTTTAATAATAACAACAACTTCTTTTTGCGCGAAAGTTAATAAAGGTAATAATAATAGTAATAGTATTCTTTTCATTTTATTTTTTTTAACATTTCCATCTTGCTCTTGCGGCTTTACCTCTTTCCCCGGTCCAACCTTTTGATCTAGCGCAAAATGACTTTCTACGTTTAGCAGCTTTACTACCTGGTTTTACCTTACCAGTTACAGCTGTTTTTAATTTACTGCCAGGGTTTTTAGCTTTATAACTAGCAACACCTTTAGCTGTCATACCAGCACCTTCTTCTACGGTTCTAAAATTACGACCTTTACCTTTTGTTGTTTTTCTAGGCTCGTTACTAGCTTTAGCTGGTGAGTCTTTTTTACAACTACCAGGCGCACAAGGTTTTGTACCAGGAACTCTACTATGCCCCTCCCAACAGTCACAAGATTTTTTAGCTGGTGATTGAGACTCTTTTAATGCTTTTTCTGTAGGAGCGCCTTTTTCGCCAGGTTTCCTCATTTTTTCTCCACGCCTACGTTTAGCATGTATATTATCCCATAACCCACGTTTTTTTGCAGGAGACTCTTCCATTTTATCAAGATGATCTTCAACAACACTGGCTTGCCTACCATGTGCTTTTACTGCACCTTTAAGTTCTTCTACTACTTTTTCAAGCTTTTTATTTTTTACCGGTGAGTTAACAAACCCACCAAAACCTTTCATTTTAAATCCCATATTAAAAATCGCTCATTATTATATCGTCTATTTCATCTTGTACTTCTTCTCTTGTTGCTACCATCTTAAAACTAAGATCAGCTTGAAACCTAGCAACTTCTTCTCCATCTTTAAATATTATAATAGTAGGTACAACAGCTATTTTATATTTTTTAGCAGCTTTAGCGTCTTTAGTTATATCGACGTTACTTTTTGTTTTACAATCTTTCAAACCCATAAACCATTCAACACCGTTGTCAGAGTTCCAACCAGCGTTAAAATGAACTGCTGTTATTTGCCCAAAAGAGGTGCTTGCAAAAAACACAAACAACATTACTAATATGTAAAGAATGTATTGTGGCCAAGCTATATCTTGTTGTTCCATTTAATTATCTATTATATAATTTATCTTCTATTCGCTCTAAGGTTTCTTTCATCTCTTCTACATCTTTTTGCGTGTCCATGATAGTGTTACGTATCATTTGATCTTTCATATCAAACTCCATGCGAGTAACCTCAGGGTCTGGTGCTAGTGGGAGTGTTTTTGCCTCTGCTATTTCAGCTTGCAAAGTAAACCACATACCAGCTAATGTTATTATAGCAAAACCTATTGCCATCATAGTTTTTATACTTAGCTTAAAAGCCGTGTCTTCATTTAATTCTTTTGCCATTTTAAAATATTGTGTAATTTAATCCTAGTTTAAAATCGTACCACTCTCTGTTCCAGTACTTATTGTATTTACCCTCTACGAAATAACCTAAGTGCTTGCTTTGTTTTATTCCAAAAATTATTCCACCTGAATAGTCATACCACTGGTCTTCGTCTATAAAATTGTGATAACTAAACTCACTACCATCGTTATAATGCCAAGGCATTAAATTACCCCAAACATGTAACCAATTTTTCTTTGTGTATTTGTAGTAGTCAAAACCAACAACTATAGAGTGTTGTATAATATTTTTTAGCTCGTTTCTTTTTTTGTTAGTATAATCAGATAAAACCTGAGGTATTACAACTGCTTCCCATACTTCAGGACTAGTTGCGACTAAAACACCGTTAGGATCAAAGTATTGGCTATTAGCGACGTCCACATTGTAACCTTCTTGTAAAGCTAGATAAGTATAGTGTAAACTACCATTTGAAAGCATCCACTCGTCTAAAGGATTATACCCATAAGGTTCTGCTAATCTATGTGCCGCACCAATACTAAAAGCTAAATCCTTGCTTTTTTTATACCTGTATCTTTCCGATGCTTCAAAGTACTTTACATCTGCAAAACCATCTTCTAAATATTCTATTTTAAAAGCAAAATGATCTATACAATAAGGACCTTCACAATCATCATCAGAGCTATATCTAATAAAGTGGTGTTGATCCATGTAATCTACACCCTCTTGTCTCTTATAATTAACTTCAAATAAATACTCAAAACCCTGAACTTTACCAACAGTTGCTGCGTCAGTATAATTAGACTCTGTGCCGTCATAAAACGTTTGTGCTTTATTCTCATACCCAAACCTAGCTATTTTTCTTAAACCAATAGTAAGATTATAATCATAAGGCGTTGAAACCGTTTGTGTTGACAACCCGTTATTAACAGAAAAAACATCAACATCAGATAAAGACGTTCCACCATTTACAGCGGCGTAAAAAGTAGAAAACTTTAGTTCTTTTTTAATTATCTCTTGTAAGTCTATATTTTGAGAACAGCATTTTTTTGGAACAGAACAAGCTGCCAAAAATATTACTGTTATTAATATTATTATTTTTTTCATTTATAAAAAGGTCCTTTTATGTAAAATCACTTGTTTTTATTGTTTTTTACTTTTTTATTTTTTTCTAACTCCATTATTTTTTTAACTCTGTCTTTTTCATACTTAAGAGCTTTTATTTCTTTTTCAGATAAGCCAAGCTCTAACAGTAGATTTACTTGGTCTTTTTTAGCAGAATTAATCAATTCTTTTTCCCTTTTTTCTAGCTGTATCTCTTCTTTGCTAGGGACGTAGTTTTTGGTATCTTCTATGGCTTTGTTTATTTTTTCAGAGTCTTTACCGTAATACTCCATTATTACTTTTACTCTATCAGATTCTGTTTTATATTTCTCTATATCTAAACCTAAACCTTTTATAATTCTATTTTGTTGCTTTTTGTTTAAATTAAGAGCTTCTTTTTCTTTTTCTAACACAACAATCTGTTTGTCTGTTTTTCCAGGGTATTTATCTCTTAGTTTTTGTTGCTTTTGCTCTATTTTTTTCTGCTCTTTTATATCTTCTCTAACTATTTTAGCTTTGTTGTCCATGTTTAAATCCCAAGGGTTCCAACCTAATGTCAACGCAAAGCTATCCCAAAACTCAGTCTCACTGTCTGCGGCTAGCATTAAGTTTTGTAACTTTTGAACCGCTCTATCTAAAGGAATGTTTGTAGTTGCTGATATCAAATTAGCCATAGAGTTAAAACCTGGGTTTTCTATCGTAAAGCCCATTTCTTCAATAACATCTTTGTTAAACTGTTCTGTTTGTATAGCAGAGTACATTTTTCTTAACTTAGAACCTATAGTTGGGGATAAATTAGCAAATTCAATTATAGTTCTAGTATGGTCAGCTTTAAAACCTCTATCTTTTTCTTTTGAGTATCTTAAATAACCGTTTTTAATAGTAACGGCTACAGCTCCAGTTATACCCATACCGTTAAGTATACTATCTATCATACCGTTTGCTATTCTTTCTGTTCTAGTATCCCACTCATCTTCATCTCCTAACGCTGCCCAAAGAGCGGTTTGTAAACTCGAAAATATAACATTTTGAACAGCACCGTAATAAGCTATCTTTCCAATATTTTCTTTTACTGATCCTCGACCATTTTTAAGATCTAAAGCAGCCTTAATCATAATACGGTTGTACTGCATTGGCGTGTTCTTAAAAGCTAATAAGAGTCTTCCTAAACCACCAGCTTGTTGTTGTGATATAAGGTCTGGTCTAGAAGACTGTTGACCCATTTCAGTTTTTTCTTGAAAATCAATAAACGCTTGAGCCTCAGCTTCAGCTGTTGTCATACCTTGTTTTTCATAAGCAATTACTTTACTTCTATAAAAAGTAGCACCACCAGATGATATAGCAAAACTATCTGCAATTTGTGTAGGTAAAAATCCTTTTTCTAACAAGAACGCTATGGTTGCTTTAACTTTGTTTGTTGAGCCTTCTAAACGAGCTGATAATTCAGCTTCGTTAATAGTTCTTTCGTTACCAGATCTTCTCTGTTTTAACATGTCAGAGTTAAATATAAAAGCAAAGTCTTTTGCAAACTGAGGTACGTTTGCTAGTCTTTTACCGGCGTTTATTATATTGTTATCTCCCATATCAACGTAGTTAATAGAAGATATTGTTTGTAAAAACGCAGATCTCATATTAAAGAACATGATAGCACCAACAGAGTTGTTAACCCAATTATTCCAGGCGTTTTCTATTCTACCAGGCCTATTTCTATTTCTACCATACTCCATACGGTAAAGCATGTCTTCTAAAGCTTCAACGTGTTCATTACCATAAGCAGCTCTTAATTTAGCTTTGTTTGCTTCTGAAAATATTTCGTTAACATTAGCTTTCCACTCTGTTAAGTATTTAGCTCTACCAACACTACCAGTTATTTCGCTTAAGTCAAAAGCTATGTTTTCAACAGTCCAATACTCTGTTGGTTTTATATATCCATTTTCTTGTTGTGATATTATACCTAGTTCTTGAGAAAAAGCTAATAACTCAGCGTCGTTTTCAACAGCTTTTATTAGTTTCGCCTGGGTTGTTGGTGCTAATCCAGGTATTTCAAACCCAGCGTCTGACCAAAGCTTAACCCTTATAGCTTGCTCTTTTGTAAAACTAGTACCTTCAACATTGTCTTTTAAACTTTTAGTTACTTTAGGGATTTTTGTTATTAAATCTCTATAATTTCTTTTTACCTCCTGTTTCTTTATGTTTATAGCATTGTTTGCTATTGCAAAAGGTTTAAATAATTTTTCTTGAAAAAACGCTTGTTGGTTTTCACCAAGCTCTCCTTTAGCTAAATACCTATAAGTAAACGTCTCTAAATCATAAGCTGATGCTGGATATATTTTATCAGCTAAACTAAAATGGCTTCTACCTCTAATTGTTCCTTCTGCTAAAGAAAATGTTTTTTCAGATAATATACCTGTTTTAGATTCTATTATCTCGTTAAAAGTTTTGTTTAAATCTATGTTAGGCCCTGTTAATGAATATTTTCCAGGCTCTGTGAGTTTATCGCTAGGATAACCTTCACTCATATCGTTTAAAGAAACCTCTGGAATAACGTAATCTGGATCAGCTAAAACAGATTTACCACCATTTACTAAAAGCCCAGGCGGATACGTGTCAAACATAGCTTGAACATCTTTTACTATTTGCTGACCGTCATCAACAAAGTATATATCACTAAAACCATCCCATATTAAGTTTTCTTCTATCCAATTTGCTTTATCTGTTCCTTTAACCGTTATTGGCTTACCATCAGGACCAGAAACACCAAGACCAGTTATATTTTCTAAAGGTAGGTCAACTCCGTTTTTCTTTAACCAAGCTTGTATAGCAACAGCGGCTTCTGGTTGTCTAGCTGTAAGTATCATAACGTTATCAACGCCGTACTTGTTTATTTGGTTTTGAAATTTTTCAAACAATAATCCTTTTTCACTTTCTTTAACGTTTACAAAATCATCAAAGTTAAACTCAAAACCTCTTTCTGTTAGATCAACAACAACACTGTGAAAATCATGAGATTTAATATCAATTTTTTCTCCTGTTTCTGGGTTTGTTGCTACTATTATATTAGAACCACCTTCTTCTAAAGTACTATCAAAATCAAAAACGCTAGCACCACGCTCAATACCATCTACTCTTTGTTGTCTTATGTTTGTTATAGCAGTTTCTTTCTTTATAGAGTTTACTACTTGTACTTTACGGTCTAAATCAAGTAGTATTCTCAACTGCATATCTTTCATGTTTTCCCCGTATATACTTTCGTAATAACCTAATGTTTTTGAGTCAAGCATGTTAAACCTATACGTATCAGTTACATTTGTTTTTCCAGCTTCATCTATAACATCAAAATGTCCAGTGTGACCAAGCACTTGGCCATAACCAGCTAGTTCAACCTCTAACTGAGCATTAAACAAAGCTTGGTTTATTTCTCCATCTTTGTAGCTATACATTAAAGATATAACATTAGCATCGACCTTAGACATTGATGCCGCGTGCTCTCCTTTCCACAAAATAATTTTTTCTCCTTTTTTGTTTTCAGTCCATGTTATACCTTTTTCTTCAGGTTTAAACTTAAACTTACCTGGTAAAAGATTATAACCATCTAATCTTGACAAACCTCTAAAACCACCAACTAGATTTGATTGCATTTTAAACAACTGTAACAAAGCAGCCTCGTCTATTTTACCTTCTTTTAGCTTAACAGCCATTGATTTATACATAAGTTTTAAAAGACCCATGTTGGCTTTGTTTGCTTTTTCTATTCTATCAGCTAAACCATTTTCTTTTATTATTTGTCTTGCTTGATAGTTTGTTATTTCACCACTAGCTATACGTTGGTTTAAATTTATTATCTCTTTAAATATACCGTTGCTTTTAAGCGGTGTACTTTTATTGTATATAGAAATATCTTTTGGATCAAAGTCTAAAACTATACCAAGTTCTTCAGCTGTTTTTGCTAGGTTTTTTGTGTCATTAAAATCTTGTAGGTACTCGCCCTTGTTATCTTTAGCTGTTATATCTAAATATCTATCACCACCTTTAAATCCTAAAAACTCTAAACCAACCGCGTCAATAACCTCTTTAGGAAACACAGACATTAGTTCTTTAGCATTCAAAGCCATATTGTCTTTTATATCTTTTCTTTCTTTAACACTAACATTAACAACGTCAGATAAAACATCTGCACTTATTCCAGGAACGTTTGTTTTTATATATTGAACAAAATCTCTAGTTTCGGCGTCCATAACAAGTTTAGAGCTGTAAAGATTACTAACAAAGTTCTTTATATCCTGAGGTACGTTTTCAAAAGCCTCATCATTTTGTATTAAGTTTACAATAGTTTCGGCATCTTCTTCGTTTTGAAACTTAGGTAAAACAGATCTTTGTATTAAACCTATTTGTGTCAAGAGTTCTGAACTACTGTACTTACCACTAAGTGTTTGTACTTTTTCACCAGGTATCATGTCGCCAACTATAGAAAACTTAACGTCCATACCTCTATCAATCATCATAGCGGCTTGCATAATCTGTTGTTGATCAACACCATTAGCCTCTTTAAACTCTGGATTGTTAGTTGCTTGCATAATAGCGTCTTTAAACAAAATATCAGACAAATGTTGTAACGTTCCTTTTGTCGTCATGTCCATTCTAACTATCTTGTGTATTTCCGCGTTACTTAAACCATCTGCTTTTAATGCAGCTATCTCATTTGTTTTTAATAATTTCTCTAAAAATGCCTCTCTAATTTCTGGCGTAAACTCTTTTTTCTCTCTTAAACTTGTGCCTGAATATATATCTCCAGTTTTTAAATCTTTACGCATTTTTGACTCCTCAGCAGTCATACGTTCAGAAACCACGTCAGTAAACTCAGTAAAGTTTTCGTTCATTACTTTCTGAGGCATTTGGTTGTATATCAACTCAATCTGTGTTTCTATAAAATCTATATAGCTTTGCGTTGGTAAATAGTTTTTTATAACACCACCTTCAAAATCTTTTTTAAGTTGGTTAAAAAACTTTCTACCTTCTTTACGTATTTTAGATTTAAAGTTTTCATCGTAAACACCATCGTACTGTGTTACCATAATTTCTTGCACGTTTGCAATCCAATCATTGTAAGCTTTACTTCCTTCTCCAGTTTCTTCGTTATATTCAAAACCAGGTATAGTGTGTACAAGTTGAGATCTTTCGTTATAATCCTCTACTTGATCCATTAGGTTTATAGTGTTGTCGATGTCAAGACCACCACCACCTTCTTCGTCTGTTAAATCATAATCTAAGTTTTCAATATCTACCTTAAACTGTTTGTCAAGCTTGTCAAATATAGCCGCTTGTCTTAACGTGGCTATGCTAGGTCTACCATCTTTGCTACCAAAATAATAAGCGGCAAAAGGAACTGATTTTAAGTTTCCAGTTTCTTTATCTAACATTTGTGGCTGCCAAGTGTTCATTACGGCTTTAACAAAAGACTCTAGATTTTCAGAGTTAAATATTTCTTCGTTTAAAGTTGAATGAGCTGGATTACTTCTGTCGTATTTTTTTAACACTTCTTCAAAAGCTCCCCAATTGTTAAACATCAACTGTTCTCTCCACTTTCTTGAACCAGCTCTTACCTTTGCTTGTAACTCTTTATCTTCGTTAACGTAGTTTTCAGCTTCTTTAATTTTTTCTTCTAACCTAAGGTTTTCTTCAACTATTTCCTGTTGGTTTCTGTTTGGCTTGTAGTATATATTAGCAGCTTCTCTAACCACCTGCATGTCAACACCACCTTCTCCAGTTATACTATAACTAGTTGTTGTAGACATCATTGGTATTCCGTTATCATTTAACACAACAGCTATGTTTTCCAGCGCTTCTGGTCCTATTTCCGGGTTGTTAGCAAGAAATGATATAGCATTTTCAGGATTATAAACAGTACCAGATTCACCATGTATTAATGCTGTTAGTTTATCAGCTATACCTTGAAAAGCAGCTCTACCTTTTGGTGTTAAAACACCTTCCATGTATGTCGGAACTCCATTTTCATCAATAATAAATCCACCGTTATAAATAGCACTTAAAGCATCTCCCAAAGCTGTTAGTTTTTCTTCGTTAGCCGCTCTTTCTGATAGATTTAAACTTTCGTATTGTTTTGTTCTTATATTATATATTTTAAGAATCTCTTGTATCTGTGGATCTGTTGAGTTGTTTATTTCAGCCTCTATATCTGTAACTAAGCTTTCTATTTCTTGATCAGTTTTTGTACTAAGTAATATGTGATCAAACTCGTGGTGAACAGTGTTAGAGCTAAACACATTTCCGTTTCTTATAGCATTTTCTACAGTTTCATTTGATACTATTGCTATACCTTTTTCAGGTAATAACGGTAGTGGTAAGTTGTATTTTTGCCATAAAGCAGCTAACTCTTCTCTTGATTTAGTAAACCCGTTAGCGTCGTTAGTAAGAAACAACCCAGCTTCTTGTGATAATATCTCATCTGTTAACCCTATACTTTTTAAATATTTTACCGCATCAGCAGTAGTGTCAAACGTTTGTGCTTTGTAAGGTATATTGGGATTATTATTTATATTATATGCTTGTGTTATACCTTTTGTTTTGTAAGCGTTTATGTGGTTTACTTTTGTTTTTTCGTACTCTAAAGCAACAACTTTACTTACTATAGCGTCTAGTTCTGATTTATTCTTAGCTTTATCAAACTCAGGCATGTAACCTCCAAACCTTTTTTTAGCTTTTTCTTTTTCTACTTTTAACTCCTGTAGTCTAAGTTTTTCTTGTTCTATAGTAGCTTGTATTTCAAACATTTGTTGAACAGCATTTTTATCTGTCCAAAGTTGATCAGCTACAAATTTTCCGTCTTGTTTGCCCATACCTACAAAAGCCTCATAAACAGCTTCTACAATCTGCATTCTTTCATTATATGTAGATTGATCAATACCTCCACTGCCCTTGCCTTTTATCAAAGCATCGTCTAAAGCTTTTCTCATGTTGTTACAAAAATCAACAATCATGCCTGGCTCAGCTTTCATTGTTTGAATCTTCTTAGATATAGAGCTAGTAAAGCTTTTTGTTGTAGTACCAACACCCATAAAAACAGGAGTTGTAAGAGCAACTGTTCCAGCGGCATTAATAAGAGGGTTCATATTAAACTGATAATCATCTACTACGTTTCCTAAGCCCAGTTGTGTGTTTCCTTCTTGCAATATTTCAGTTATCATTTCTGCTATCGTAACTTGAGTAATGTTTTTAACACCACCTTTTATACCCATGTTTTGCAAACCAGCTTTCATTTTACTCTGGAGAAGAAATTTAAACGCTTTAGAAAAATTTGCCGTTACTGGTTTTGCTACTTTACCAATAAAAAACAAGTTAGAAACGTTGTCCAACATCATATTTACACCACCGTTTAAAAATGCCTGGTCAATTATATCTGGGTTTTGATCTATAACCCTATTCATAGAAATTAAACGCTCTTCTTTTGACATAGTTTCCCACTCGCCATTTGAGTCTTCAATAGCTTGAAGTTCTACAGCTTCCATAAACAAGCCGCTAGATTCAGCAAGAAAAGTGTAACCACCAAGAGTTAATATGCTTGATATCATCATCATGCTTTGATCACCTAAAGCTGTAGCCCAATTATCAGGATTGACATTCCAATTACCGTCTGCGTCGTAAAGTTGAGACTCGCGTGTTTCAACCGAGCTCAACACTTTTTGATATTCTTCTGATTTTATCAAACCTTCTATAATAATAGAGTTTTGATAAATCTCAGCCATTGCAGCCTGATTTTTAACATGTCTATAACCATCTTCTACGTTTTCAAATCTAACAGTCATCATGTGACCATCACCTTCGGCGCCGAACATTGCGTTTTCGTTTTTAGGATCAGCCTTTCCAATAATTTTGTTACCATTATAATCACCTGTTGGTTTTTCAGCAAACCAAATAGGAATATCTATATAACCATCTTTTTCTATTTTTTCTTTATCAAACAAGTATTTTCTAGCGATTGGCATTTTAATCTTCTTACCGTTAACGTCTGTGTATTCTTTGTAAGTCCAATCATATTTCATGTGTGGATCAACAAGTTCCATAGCTGCCATTTGCATAGCGGCTTGATCCACGTTGGGATTTAACGACGCTTTATACGCAGCGGTAAGTTCTAACCCTACCCAAAAATCGTTTTTATCTGTTTTTCCACTTGTAAAAGATTCAAAATCATTTCTTTGCTGAATCATCCGCGTTTTAAATTCAGCCTCTGTTAGGTTTTGATAATCTTGTATTGTTTTAGGAAGACCCGTGTTTAAAAATTTCCAAACTGCAAACATAAAATTATTATCACCAATAGTCTTTCCTGCTAAATCAATTCTGTTTTCTCTAGCTCTAGAATCTTGAAGCGCACCATCAAACATTTGGTTTGCAGCATAGCTAAAGTTGTTTACAGCTCTCATCAAATCTTCATTACCTTGGTATATATCATCTGTAAGCTCGTTCATACGAAGCTCGTATTGAGCAGCTGCTTCTTTAGACCAATTAGGATCTTCTGCATAACCAGTTAACTCGCCTTGATCATTATATTGTGGAACTATCTTATAATTAGACATTATTTCCGACATTATCTGTTCGTGCGCTTTTTCTTTTTCAACTTCAATCTGCGCTAATATTGTTTTGAAATGTCCTGATTCCGAAAAACCTTTCATAACATCTTGAAACTTATCAGATTTAGCTTGTAATATTTCGTCAGCTGTGGCGTTTAAATCTAACCAGTCTTGATCATTGTTCAGTATAGCTTGTGTTATTTGGTCTGACTTTCTGTACATATCAGGAACACCTCCACCTGATTTAATAAGTGCGTCTTGTTGCTCTAAAGAAAGCTTTGCCCAGTCCATTGGGTCAATACCCGTAAAGTGTCCTTCTGGATGTTTTAGTTTAAGTGTTTTGTAAGCCTCTGGCATAGGTCTACTCATGTAGTTCCAAGCGCCAGAGTAAAGACCCCAATCAAAATCAGGATCATAACCCTCACTTTCAGGATTTGTTAAGTACTCTATTTGAGAATCAATAATGTCGTTTACATGGGCAGCTCTTTCTTCATTGGTCATTTGCACTTGACCGTCTGGTCTATATTGAACAATACCCCAATCATCATAAGAAACCAGTTCTTTTGTACCGTCCTTATAGGTATATTCTAACGCATCAAAACCAGGTGTTGATTCTACTATTTTTACTTTTAAAGGTCCAAGCTTTTGGTTAAGTGCTTTTCTCAAATCCGTTTCATCTATTGAGCCTGTAAAATATGAATCGTCAATATAATACTGGTTAGATATTCTGTCTCTTGAGTTAAAAGGCACGTTTTCCATACCCTCTTGATTCATTACCTCTAAATATTTTTGAGCACTTACGGTTTCATACTCGCCAGTATCTTTATTGTAAATCTGATAACCCTTTGTTGTGTAAGGATCATTTACACTTGGGGCTGGTGATGCGTCAATTTTATCTTCTATAGAATCCGAAGAACCAATCTCCGAATCTAAATCCATATTCTCGGATGCTGTACTGTTCGACATCACATTTGCATCCTGTGATGTAATGTCGCTTGTCTTTCCCGCCTCTACTTCGTTTGGTGTTTCAAACTGATCGTCAGGTGTGTTTTCTAATATTTGTAATTCTTCGGCTGACGCGTTGTTAGCTTTTGCGTTAGCTATTACCTCTGCTTTTGTCATATAATTTTATTTCTTTTTACCGTATTTAGCTATTAACTCTTTTGCTTTATCAACTTGCGACACGCTTTTAGTAATCATTCCTGTTGCAGAATCTATAACGCCATATATATCAGTCATAACATCTGTTATATAGTTTGTTAGTAACATACTCAAGGCTTCCGTGTTAGCTGGATCTTTCATCCAAGAACTACTTGTTGGTAGTTGCTCGCCTGTAATAGGATGTGTGTAGTATTCTTTTTTGTTTAAACCCTCTTCGTATTGCTCAGCAAAAGATTTAGCTCTATTATCACCAGTTAAATCAGTAAACGCTGTTCCTATAATATTATTAGGGCCAAATGAGTTTATATTGTTAGACACCATTCTTTTAGTCCACTCTGGATCATAAGCAGCACCCATTTGTTTTTTCTTATAAGTGTCTTCTGCCATTTTCCAAACAAAATTCTTAGTACCATAAGGTTCTGTTATGATAGGAGACTGACCAGCTTTAACATTGCTCATATCTTTCATTTTGTATTTAGCAATGTTGTTTGCTGCTCCAGCAACAGGTGTTTCCATCATAAACAAAAGATTACCATGTTTATCTATTTCTGGTGATGCTAATTCTCCAAATACAGCTGAGTTTAAAAAGTGGTTTGAATCTTGAGTACCTTTGTTCATTTCTCCTAATATGTTTTTAAAATCCATTTTTGCTTTTTTAAACAAATCCACATCACTTTTTAAATTCATAAACGAACGTTGAACATGCTCAATTTCATTATTTATAGCCATATATTGATCGCTTGCTTTGTCATGTTTTTCTAATTCACCTCTTAAATAATCATAATCTTTTCTTTTTTCAACAACGTAGTTTTTTATAACAGGATTTAAAGTTTCTGGTATATACTTAGGATCGTTTAAATGTAACTCTGTATAACCATCTAAATTTCTTAAAGATTCAGTGGTTACGTAGCTAAACATCTCCTGCATTAATTTCGCGTTTTTATTTTGTTCTTTTGTAGACATAATTTTTATGTTTAGTTCTAGCTCAACGGATTAAACATACTTCCAATTCCGCTCCACATTTGGTCTTGAGCTTGTTGATGTGCTGATTTAGCACTGTTCAATCTGTTTGTAGCCATAGTAAAAAGAGTATTAGTTTTTTGCTTTTCTAAAGTCCTTGACTGCTCAGCACCGGCACGCCTAGTCATGTCTGCCTTCCAATCGCCTTGTCTTTCCATTTTTTGCAATTGACCAGCTTGTTGAGCTGCTGCTTTTTGATTAGCAGATTCTTGTTGTCCAATAGACGCAGACGCTCTTTGTGTTGCTAACTGTCCTTGATTAGCCATAGCTTGTGCTAAACCAGCAATACCACTACTACCAGCAGCTCCTTGCATGTTTTGCATTATATTAGATCTTTGTTGTGCACCTTGTTGAGCTTCGAATTGTGCTTGTTGTTGGTTAACTGTTAAGTCTTCCATTGTGTTTTCCATATTAGCGTAAGGGTTAGAAACATCACCATATAAGTTGCTGGTATCTAGATTCATGAAAGCTCTTTTTTGCTTGTCGTATTCATCTTGAGATTCAGCTATTGCTTTTTTTCTTTTACCTCCCCAATCGTAAGCTCCTAAAGCTGTGATAGCTCCACCAATAAGTTTTAAAGGACTATTTTTTTTATTTCTTGCCATAATATACTATTTTATCTATTTATAATTACATTATTTGTGTTTTATTTACTACTCTCAACAAAATCAGCCGCTATAGAAAACATTTCAGACTTTTCTGTAGAGTTATTTCTAATTTTTGCTAAAGAGTAATAACCTAACAAACTACTTAAATTAACTTTGTTATCCTTGCTAAACATTATAAAACTATCAGGCGGAGGTGGACCATATTGTGCCGCTATAACATCGTCGTAGTCAGCAACTATTACTGTCACAGCTCCGTTCCAAGGAATTATGTTTAGAACAGGGCCAATCATTATTATGTTTTCTCTATCAGCAGTCATGTGAGGCGTTGTTGTTTGTTCCCAAACTCTAGGATTACCAACAGGGTTTGTTTCTATGAAATAAACAACGTCACCTATTTGTACTGAAACATTTATTCTGTGATTAAATACTAAGTTAATTTGAGCCATATTATTTTATTGTTAAAAATATTGTTTTTTCATCGCTAGTGTTAACACCATCGCTTAATGTAAATTTTATTTTATCTAAACCAGTGTAACCCGCGCCTGGCGTATATTTTTTGTAATAATTAACCGTTGAGTCTTCTCCACCAACTCTAACTGAAACAGCCGATGTAGAACCATGTTTTGGTTCTTGCGTTATAGTTGCGGTTTTACTATGTTTATTATAATCAGTGTCACAGTTTACGAAATTTATATACACATCTGTGTCTTTAGCTGTTTTAATATGTTGATCGCAAGAGTTTGGTTTGTTTGTTATAAAAGAATCTGTATCTATAGTAAACGTAGTGTCATCTCCATTGAAATATATATTATCTATAGTTGTTGTTAAAACAACAGATGAGTTACCACTTTTATCAATCCTAGACGTTCCTGATAATTTAGGCTTGTTGCATTTGTAAAAATCAAGTAATGTTTTCTTAGGTAATCTTATACAACTATCAACTTCTAAAATATTGTTTTTAATATCTACAACATTTGCACCGCTCGTGTACGTAAAGGTTAATATATTTTGTTTTTGAAACAAGTGTTGCGTGGTAAAAGTTATACAATCTGTAGAAACCTCTAATATTTCAGTATAAAAATCAAAACCTCTACTATCAACACCCTCAACTAGCATTCCTGGAAAAAGATCAAATGTGTTTATTAGCTCCACTTTGTTTGTTAATATTTCAAGTTCTCTATCACAATCATCACAAGGATCTTTTAAATGCTCCTCTATATTTACAACTTTTATTATCTCTTTAGTTGTTTGTGTTTTTCCTTCAATACGCATACCTTTTTCTATAGTTACATCAGTATAAGTAGTTTCTCCATCTGGAGAATCAGCTACTGCTACGCTAAAATTACTAAGGCACTCTCCTAGTTCATTAGAAACACTCCTTCCTACAATTTGCTTTTTACCAACAACACTATTTGTTATTGCGTCTCTTAAAAGAACGTTTGGTTTTAAGTAATAATTATCACTACCGCTACTTCTACCTACAGTCACGGTGTGTGTTAAACTAGTAAAGTTAGGCAGCTTGTCAGAGTATTTATTTGGCTTTCCTTTCTGCGTAACAGCTGTTGTGGTTGTTGTTGTGTTAGATATGGTTGAAGCAGACGCTTGTAACGTGTAAGTAGGGTCCGCGTACTGATAAACGTTAAACTTAAGCGGAGCTCCAACAAAAGGAACATCGTGGTCATAGCTAAAAAAACCTGTTTCAGCGCTTGGTGTTATTTTTACAGTATATATTTCTTTTGATTTTCCACTAGGTAAGTTTTTTATTTTTTGTTTATAAATATAATCTCCTTTAAACTTAACGTTATCAAGCTTAGTAAGAGTAACATCACAACCAGAGCTATCTGTTATAGAGATATCCACAACACAAGTGTTTGTAGAAACCATTTTTATAACTATTTCACTGTTTTTACTATCTACTATTAGTTTACCACATTCAGATTCTTTTTTGTCATAATTAAAACCTGCTCTAATATTTTCGCTTAACGCGTTTTTACCATTTATTTTTACAATATATATCTCTTTGTTGTTTAATGGTTTATTTCCAGGAAGATATTTTTCAACACCATTGTCGTAAAACTTTGTATATTTGCTAGTGTTTTCACCAAGCGTAGAATCCCAAGCTAAAGCCTGTACTACCGTGGGAAACAATGGTACTCCATCAATTTTTTCTTTTATATAGCTGTCAGATATTTTGAAATCCTCAAAAAGCTCGTCAGTCGTATCGTCTATTTCTTTTTCACCTGTAATAGGGTTTATGTAGTTATTTTCTAAATTAGAAGCCCAACCGTATTGTTTTATATCTGTTTTGGGAACGTAACATCTAGAAGTTGATATTATAGAGTTAACAAAAGATGATGTTTCAACATTAGGGCTTTCTTTTATATGAACAATATGTAAGGTGTCCCATTTAAAATCATCTTGACTACAACTAAAATCACCAGCGCACCTCCACTTGTCACCAATCCTAGGTGTTAAACCACCTATAATATGATTTTTTACTATAGTTGGTTTTACGTATTGTTTTTCTCCAAAGTTATCTCTTTCACAACCTATTTCTTTATTAAAATCAAGTATAGCGTAAGAAGAGCAAGGACAAGAAATTGTCTCATATAATTTTTCTTCATCATTTTTAGCTGGAGCAACAACATTTGAAACATAACCAGAGGTTGAGGTTTCTTCAACCACGTAGTTTCTAACAATAGGCCTTACCCAACCTCTACCATCCCAAACCCAATCACCCTCAGGTTTTTTAGGTCTAACCCTTGGTTTTTTTGGCTTATCTGTAATAGGTTCTTCGTAATCAAAAGGTGTCACTATATTCGCGTTGGGATCGTCAACAATCTCAACCACAACTTTAGTGTCAGGCTCTATGTATTTAACGTCTGAAGAAGTGTCTTGATCTCTTTCCATCTCCATTCCAATTTCTTTAGCCCTATTTCTTAGTCCTTCTAGTATTTCTGAAGGAATTTGATCTCCTCCATAATCTTTTAATAGTTGATCGTACTTAGACTTCAGCTCACTCATTTCAGTAGTTGACTCTTTTCTTTTTTCTGATTCCGGTGTTGCGCTCTCGTATTCTGCCATATTTTATTTTTTTATGCTTTGTTGTGAACTAAAATGTTGTTAGCGAAGAAAGTTTTGTCTCTATCAAGAGTAAATATATACGTTGTTACATTTTCTGTTATTTCTTCAAGATTAGTTAACTCAACCTCTTTAGTATCACCATCGTTGTAAACGTAACACGTGTCACCAATCTCTAACTTATTTACTGCAAAATCATGGTTAGATTCTTCTGGGTTGTAAACAGACCAACCTTTGCCACTAACATAATAAGGGTGGTCAACAGTACTTTGTACCTCAATACCATCAAAATCAAACTTAATAGTTTTAGCAGATGTTTGCGATTGTGTTTTTATTACAACAGCGTCTGATAATTCTTTTGTGTGCTCGTTGTAAGATCTTACTATATCTCCAGTTACAATATTTTCAATATTTTTACTTAAACCGTTTAACATGGTTACTTTTGTTCCGCCAACGAAACATGTTGGTAACGTACACCAAAAAGGATCAAAACTACAGGTACACATTGTATCTGAGTGGCAAGGTAAACCATTAGGGCCAACATAACTGTATTCCATAGCTCCTGGATGGCAACAACCAGCCCAAGATACATCTGCAGTGCTTATACTCGTGCTACAGTTATCCAAACAATCTTGCTGTGTGTTGAAAACATTTATGTTGTTAACAGCGCTAGCTGTTTGTACACACTGTGCTTGAGCGGTTCCACCCGCTTCACAAGCCCAATTGTTAAAGTTGCTTACGCCACAGTATGCCTGACATTGTATTAAACTACTATATTGACCAGCTCCAGTTGGGTCGTAAACACAGTTTCCGTTAACACATTCATAAGATTGTATTTCGCTAACTCTACCGCAACCAGCGTTGTAACAGTCTTGTATTGTAGGATAAATACCTGGAGCGCTACCTAAAGGATCTGTTGTAGAAACACACACATTATCATCACATTTGTAATTTTGTATTTGACAATTACTCATGCAGTCGTTGTAACTGCTGTAAACCACACCGTTAGAACTTACACCAACAGGCAAGTTTACTGGTTGACACTGTCCAGTTGGCATTTCCGCATCATAACATATATAGTTCATTGGGCTTGGTGGACCACAAGGATTTGAAGCTGGTACAGTGCAAGGGTCACAAACCGTAACGTTTGTTCTATCACAATTAGCAGTATTATTACCACCTATACCATTTTGATTCCAAGTGCTAGAAGTACCATCGCAAGTCCAATTGTTTGAAGCCATCATTCCGGTTGTTATAGCTTCTCTTATTTTTGATAACCTTATAACATAACCTGTCGCAGTATCAAAATTTTGAGGATTATTAACACATGGACTTCCCGTACAGTTAGGATCTATTACGTTTAGTACGTTTGATATAACACCGGTAGCAACAGCACTGTCAATATAATCTCTCCATTTAAAGAAAACGTTTTGCGAGTTATACCAACCGTTAATATCTATATTACTAACACGTAAATTCATATATCTTCTTACAGAAGAACTATTGTAACTTGTCGATCTGTTATAAATATAATCTCTCATATCAGCATCTATACCATAAGTACGCACGAAAGCCTCTATAATTGTTTCGTTGTTTACAAAATACGGTTGGTTTGCTAAATTAACACCAGGACCACCACAGTCAAGGCAGGTGGTATTTCCACCAGTACCCGTAAGACCAATCATAGCTTCTGGAATTCCAGTTGTACCTGTAGCAGAGTATATACCCGCGTTTATTTGGTTTTGATATCCAACACCTGCTGAAAAATCAATTAAACTACTATTGTCACAGTCGTATATACAAGAACCATCATCAAAACTAGCATTTGGATCATAGTTGCAAGCGCAAGGATCTGTACATCCACCATATTGATAATTAGGATTACAAGGTGAGTTTGGATCTGTTTGACAATCATTAAACGCGTTTGGACCAGTATATTGACCTTGTCCGTTTCCAGGATCAACACAAGTGTACGAACCGTGGTGATACGCACAATCAAAAGTAATTGGTGTTGGTGGTGGTGGATCTTCACAGTTTATTGTAAAGTTATATATAAATTCACAGTTAGTGTCAATATCTACTATTGTATAAGTATAAGAACCAGGAAGTAAATTACCAAGAACATAAGGTACTGAAGCCGGTAGCGAAGCCGATGTGTGAAATGTATTGTTGTTAGAGTCTGTAAACTTAACCAACCAGTTTGTCGGATTACCATTAGCACTTGTTAAACCAACAGTAACTTGACCGTGATTAGTATAAATACCAAGAGCACAGTTTCCATTTTGTAAAGAAACAGAATTAGTTATTATTGGGGTTTGAACAACAAAGGGACGTGGAGGACAAGGTGGTTCACAGTTTTGTTCGCAAATAGCTAATGTTGGAAACTGACCAGTACCATTAAATATTTCTACACAATTTCCTGTAACACAGTCCCAAGTTGAAGCAGAATTATATACGCAGTCGCAATCGTGAACGTTTGCTGCTGGATTATAGTTTGTTGCAGGTCCAGACCAGTTGTTAGGTCTATCTTGTATAATAAAAGGATCGTTAGTTGTTCCATCGTCCATACAACCATAAGTTAAAACACTTGGAACTGTTTGGTTTTGACAACTAAAAAAGTAAGCCTCTGCTTCTGGGCAGCAAAAATCATTAACACACTCACAGTATGTTGAGTATTGTCCACTTCCATCACCGGGGTCAACACATGCTTTTGCTACAAGATCACAATTATAAGACTCTTGTGGTCCACACCCAGCGTCTATACATTCTTGCTCTGTTGGGTAACCAGATGGTCCATTTACTTGAACACAACCATAACCGCTAGCAACTCCAACAACAGATGAAGAACAAGTCCAACTAACAACATCAGGGCAGTCTTCACACTCTATATTATAAGCATTACCTATACCTTGGTAAGAAAACTCTCTAGGGTCTATGTTACCAGCAGTACCATCGTTAAGCCACTCTGTTGCCACACCTTTTATTTGACTAAACCACTTGTCTTCTTTGTCCCAAAACTCCATAACTCCTAATTGTTGAATATCAGAGTTCAACTCTTCAACCCACCAACCAGATTTAGGGAAGTTATCGTAGTAATCCGGATTATTATCTACATCGGCAGTTACTCTTGATTGTGTTCCTTCATAGTTTAATGTAGAAAAACTCTTCATAACACCAGGCGCTTGATTAAATAGAATATCAACCGTTGATTCGTATTGAACCCCATAAAAATTGTTATGAGTTTCGTTTTCATGATGAACGTACAAATCACCGTTTTTAAACGTGTAGTAAGAATTATTTAAACTAACACCGCTTTCTTTTATAAAAGATTTAAAACTAACCCAACCGTTAGAAGGTTCATTGAAAGATAAAGTTTTCTTTGCTACTCTAGAACCTATAAGTTTCTTTTTTAATGTTATGTTGTACTCGTTTTTGTTATCATCAAAACTACCTATTATTCTGTCGTATAAAGGTAGGTTATCAGCAAACCAGTCTTTCATACCAACATTTGATATAGCAGTTAAACCATCTTGTGAAAGTCTAATTATAGCACCTCTACTAGTGTCTGAAAAGTAAGACCTATAAGAATCAGAAGCAAACGACTCTGGGTTTTTAGATATACCGTAATCACCAACAAAAGGTCTTATGTTTCCTAAAACTCTATTTGTAGCAACTAAATTTGTATTACCATCAGCGTTAAACAAAGCGTCTTTGTTGGCTAAAACTTTCAAGACTCTATCTTCACAAAAAGCAACCAAATCGTTATCTCTAACATGCATTTTTTGTATACTACCATAAACAGGGTTTGCGTCTTTTGTTATTGATTCAGCTTGTATGAATTGATTTAAATTGTTTACACCACTTTTAGAGTTATATATGCCAGACCATATAAATCCACTTTTTCTTCTATCTTCTAAATAAGGCTCTTCTAAAGTTGTAGAAGCTTTTGGCCCATTGTCTATTGTTACTTGATTATAGTCATCTCTTATTCTGTCAGACTCAACACCATTTCCAAATGAATAACAATTAAAGAAAGGTAGTTCTATCATTTTACTGTGAACACCAACCTCGTTATTAAATGTGTTTCCTATTAACTCGTACCAAGTTCCGTTGTTGTTATACGTACCGCCACCAACATGAGCTTCTGTGACACTACCGTCAGCCCTATAAAACATTAAATAAGAACCTTGAATAGGTGTTTGGTGAGTAGCGTTGTTGTCGTCTAAAATATTACCGCTTAAATCAGCTAGTTGAACAAATTTTCCTCTAGCCGCGTAAACTCTTATGTCACTACCACTTCCTGTTGATAGATTTATTGTTCCAGTACCACTACCCATAGGCGCGCCACCATCCCAACAGTGTACATATGTATTTTTTGATATGTCTTCGTGGACAGCACCTACAAATTGCTCTATAGTTTCGTCATTTAAATATATAGGGTATTTATGTCCCACTTCGTAATAAATATCCATACCAACATCTTCTTTTGGCTCTGTTTCCCAAATAGCTGGATTTGTACTTGAAAACTTTTCATCACTAGGAGTGAAAGGCTCTACTATTTCCCAAGTAACACTACCAGGTTCTGGTGTTTGAACAGGTGTAGAATCATCGCTCCATCTTTTGTATTGTGGTATTGTATCTACTGTTTGAGTACTAGAGCCGTTGTTCCACGTCCAAGAACCACCAGGGTTTGTATAGCCAGTATGCATTCCGTCTGGTCTAATACCAGGTGCTGGATCAGTAAAAGCAACACCAGTTATAGGATTTACTGATATAGCTGTTGCAGAAGCGTTAAAATGCGGAGCAAAAGTAGGATCATTTGTTGGTAAGTAATTATGACCAGTTCCACCAATAGGAATTGTAGGGTCGGCTAAAGTTTCAGCTTTAAATCTAAATCTTCTACGTTTGTTTTTTGAAATATCCCAATCATAATTTAAATTTGGAAATTTCCAATGTTCAGAGTAATTAGATCCTCCAAAAAACCCACCCCATCTGTTTGCTCCTTTTATACTACCGTGACTACAACCACAACCAAGAGCGGCACCCGTTAAAGAACAAGCAGTGTTTAATACAAGCCAAGCACCTCCCGATCCACAAGCAACACAACCACCACAACACCAAGAACTAATATTATGGTTGTTAATATCTCTTGTTACCCAGTCTGGCTTGTAATCAGTTTTTTGATAAGGAGCGCCTGGAGCCAGATTAGCTGGGAAGCTAGTACAATATTTAACTCTAATATAATGACTAGTAATTACATAGTCAGCAAAGTTAATATAGTTAAAAAGAATAACACCTGGATTACCATCCGTGTCTTGAGCTTCGTTAGTCCATTCAGCACTAGTGTAAGGTGTCGACGTGGTGCTTAACCCTGTTTGTGCAACTGTTGTATATAAAACTTGATCTGGATCTTCTTTCCACCTCCATATACAACCAGGTGTTAGTAGTTTACCTATAAATAATTCATCAGCAGCGTGTTTAGCAGCATCGTTAAAATAATGTGTTGTTAAATTGTCAGCCCAACTACCACTAGGTATAGAACCATCATCGCCATCTTCGTTTAAACCAGCGTATGACAAGTTTATTATTCCACTACTTGGATCTATACCAACAGATCTAGCTACAGGCCCAAGGGCCACAGAAGTGTCTTGCATAACACCATTTGGAGATTTAACTTTTTGAGCACCACTGGTGCCTAAATAATTATTACCAGTAGTACCATAAGTATTAAGCCCCATAGCGTGTGGTATTCTATCAGTTAAACCGTCGTTGAAGTCATCATCTACAGGACCAAATCCAGCCCAACAAGGCGTGTTTGGAGTATCTCTAGCATTTGTACGGATTCCTATGTTTTTACCATACCAATCACCATTGTAAGGTCTAAAACCTTCAACAGCATCAATAAACCAACCAGAGGAAGCTGCTAAAGAATTTGCATTAACTGTATCTGTATCGTCAGCAGCGTATTTCCAAAAATTTTGACCATCACCTTCTGCCATGCTATTATCAGGTCTAGACCAATAATCATCTTGTCTTTTATCCATGGAGATTCGGTATTTATTCTGACCAAAACCATCCCAACCTCCAGCGGCTTGAGCTGCTAAAGGGTTTATGTATTGAACCTGCATGCTAGCTATAGCCACGTAATCAAGACCACTACCAGACGTTATGTTTAAAGACTTTATAAGAACATCGTCCTTTAAAACTTTAACAAAAAATCTTCCTTCAAACTCAGCTTTATCTTCTGGTATTCTTTTTATAACTTGTAACTCACAGTTTGTTATTCTATTTAAAAAAGTGCCATCTGGAGAAGTGTGGTTCATGTCTGGACCAAACACTTTGTCTGATTCCATTTTGTAATAACTACCCGTAGAGGAATCGTACGTTATTTGTTTTAATCTATAATAATTACTTATACCAGAAGCAGATTTTACTCTCATAAAACATTGAGATATATCTTGATTTATAAGAGAGTCTTTCCAACCAGCCTCTTCAAAAGCGTCCTGATCAACATATATAAAAAATCCACCTTCTAAAGGAAATCCAGAAGCAGATAGACCTAGAATAGAGACACCAGACGTTGTGCTATCTACTATACCACCTTGTGAAACGTTTTGTAGCTTTATAAATCTAGGCGCTTCGTTTTCTATAGCTATAATCTTATATCTAGCAGGAGCGCTTATAAACTCACTACTATCATGAGCTTTTTTAAGTATTAAAAATGTTTCTTCATCAACCTTGTTTCTTTCTGCAGAAGGAAATGATAACCACATGTTACCATCTTCAGCCTCATACCAACGATCCATTGCTAGGTTATAGTATTCGTTCGAGGTTTCTTTCACAAAAAGTTTAAAGTGGGTTGCCCAGTCTGGCGGATCGTTTTTTAGTTCTACTATTAACGAGTTTCTTTTGTTAGCATTTTCTTTGGACACATATATAGAAGCTTCAGAAGTATCAGAACCAGTTGCTGTTTGTCCTCTTTTATCTTCTGAAAATACAGGTGTTTCTCTACCGTATTGATCAATGTAAACAACACCTAATTGATAGGTTCTTAATGATTTTAAAGATTTAGCAGGGCTGTAGTTTTTAGGTTTTCTATTAGGCCCAGCGTCCACTTCTTCTGGTAATATACCTCCTAAAGTCTTAGATCTTAGTTGAACTTTTAAGTCAACTTTTATGTTTACGTTATTTGTGTCGCTATTTGATAAGTTGTAGTTTTGTAAATAATTACCATAAACTAATCTATTACCAACTATTTCCTGTGCTAAAGCTTTTCTTGGTACATTATCCCAAGGTCTTAACAATTGATTAGAAGGTAAAGTAGCGTGTATCATTTCTGTGGTTATTGGTAAATAACCCTTTGTTCTACCGGCCCAACCATCACCAAGTTGAATACCGTTTTCTATAACTAAAGACTCTGATACACCATTCCACTCATCCCACTTGTTTGGATCGTAACCTCTTCTTTTTATAGTTTTAACAGAATAAACGTTTGGAGAGTTTGATTCTTTATAAAGTATATCTATAGCGACAACATCTTCAGGCATGCTTCTAGTATGAACAAAGTCTTTTACAGCTAATTGTCTTACTCTATTAACCATACCAAGATTATAACCTTGTTTTGGCAAATAAGAAAAACTACCTGGTAAAAATGCTGGTTGTGTGAAAGGTGAGTATGGAGAGTATTCTCCGTCTTCGTATTTGTATCTATAAGCAAATCTAGGAAACTTAAACTCAAACAAAGCTGATTGCTGTTCTAGTTCTACAACAAGATCATCTTCGTTTACTATATCTTTATTTCCAGAAAGTATATTAACAGAATATCCAATTGGTCCACCAACGCCGTTTATTTTTACTCTAACTTTTATAGCTCTATCTCCATCTTTATATATATTAAGATATGAATTTGGTGGAAAATCTGTTCCAGAAGATGTCTGTATTGTTATATTTGGTACAAATTCACCATCGCCATCTAACCAGGTTATAGAACTAGTATTTGTTACAGGTGCTAGTAACTCTGCAGCACCAACGTTTCCATCACCATCCCAATCACCAACCGTAGAGTCTATCATTTCTAAAACAGGGGCAGCATCTGGACCCTTTTTTATAATTGTTAAATGTTTTTCTGATATAGGCACAATTGAACCGTTAATATCAATAGCGTTAACCAAACTGTTAGGTGCAGCGTTTGAGCTAACATCTTTAACCATAAGAAAAGTGTGGTTGTTAAAACCAGTTGATCCAGCTTTACCTTTTCTTATATTTACTTTTTTAGGCTCTGAATTATTATCTGTCCAAAAAATAAAACCATCCATTACATTTAACCCAGTTATCAAGTAATCGGTGTTAAAATTTAAAGCACGCCTACCATAAAAAGCATGTCGATCAACGCAAACCGGAACAACAGCATTTGTTTTGTAATCATACTCAACAATTACGTCTTTTTGCGGTCCAGCTACCATCCAATATATTTTGTCGTTTTTTTCGTCAGTAACAGAACCTATACACGTTAGGTCTGGACCTAAATTAGACAACAGGATGTTACCTCTCAACGTCTGCATTGTTCCCACTTCCGAATCATCAGAAGTAGAAACCTGTATATTTAAAGCATCTCTGTACTCGCCGTTTGGCACCGCTCTTTCATCAAGGTCTTTGTTCATTCGACCTCTTTGAAAGTTATTCTTCATTTCCGGCATATTCTAGTGTTTTATAAATTTAGATTTCCCTCTTAATACCTGTGTTATTTCTTCTAATTTAATATTAGATAATCTTAATTTTGCCTTTCTTGTTTCAGCAAATCTTTCTCTTTTATATCTTTGAACAATTTGTTCTGGTATGTTTGACCTAGTAGATAATAAGCCATACATTATCCATTTATACATAGCTTCTTCAGCCATTTTGTGTACAACCATTTCCCCGTCAGTTCCCAAGCTATCACTTATATAATCTAATATTATAGTGTTTCCATTTAAATTAGAGCTAAAATTAATCATATGTCTGGCACAATCAATAAAGTAAACACCATTAACGTTAGCTTCTTTTGAGTCTAAACCGTATCTTTGCCCGGCATTAGGCCAGTATGTATCATCTTGATAATCATCTTGAACCTCTGAAGGTACTGCAGAACTATAAGAGTTCCAAGTGTCAGAGTCTTTGTCAGAAATAACGTTGTTTACATCAGAGAAATCACTTGTAGAATTAGCATCAAACTCTATGTTACCGTCAGCATCTTGTCTATACGGAATAGGGTTTGAAGTGTTGTTTGTTGGATATATTGGTCTTTTTATTCCAGAAGAATCTTTCCAACTAAGCTTAACGTAATTAACGTAGTCATGAGGGAGTGGTAAAACTAAAGAAGGCGGAACTTCTAACTCCATTGATTTACAAGATTTAAAAGTATCAAAACTTAATTCTTGCAATGCTCTCATAGCGTGAAACTGTACATCCGTTCTTCTTGCTTTGTTTAATACTTTATCTTCACCAGTGTAAGCTATCATAAAATTACTTATAATATCCTCTAAAGAAGTTACTTGATAGTTATTTGTTGTTAAATGCGTTGTGCCAGTAGAATCCTGCCAAACAGATTGATCTATATGTACATCAATAATAGTTGCATTAGCTGGAACATGACTTGCATTGAAATGAATTATCCACCCATCATTAGTGTCAAATCTAAAATCATATCTTCTATCATAAGTTATAGAAGTAGGTGTAGACGTATCAAGAATTACTTTGGCAGCATATAAATCGCCATTTAAATAAACTTTAACGTATTTGTTTATTAAGTCGCTTGATGGACCAGCGGCTAATATTTGTTGATATATACCTTGGTGAGCTGAGTTAAAGGTTGCTAACAAATTAGAAACCTGAAATTTTGTAACAGTCCCATCAGCCGTGAACTTTTTCTTTGACTGATATTTTTGCCTTTGGTTTTGTTGTAGTAATCCCATTTATTATGATTTTTGTTTTTGTACTAACTCTCTATCTTTTTGATTTGCATACTGTACAATTCCTTGATCTTCTATTATAACACCAGCTAGTTCTAAAACTTTATAAACTAAATCTGTTTCGTCAGATGGATGATGTTGAAAGTGAAATGTTCTACCCGGAGCACCATTATGCAGGGCTTTTTCACCAACAACGTCATAACCCCATTCTACCTTTGTAGGTTGAGCTATATAATCACATGTAACGCTTGGTAAAACAACACCACCAACATTAACAACTGTTAAAGGTTGAGAATTGTTTCCAAAAACCGTAATAGTGTCGTCTGTTGGTCTTATAAAAACAGGTCGACTATTAGTTGGTTTTAATAACGGTGCGTTTTGAATAGTTGCCCACTCTTTATTACTAATAAGTTTAGCTTCGTAAATTTTAAATTGAGCGGCGTTAGGGACTGGTTGAGGTGCAAACGTTTCTGTAAACTCTCTGTGGTAAACAGAACCTAACCTATACATATCTAACGGTAAATTCGAACCACCAACAACATCTACATTGTTTATTGAAAATACGGCAATTTTTTCATCAATCATCTTGTCAGCATCTGAGTACTCCATAGAATTACCAGGCGTGTCCGCTAGTTTATTTCTATCGTAAAAATACTGCTCAAAAACAGCCATTTGAGCCTGGTTAGCTAGCAAGTTAAACTCTAAAGGCGTTATATAACCTCTTTGTTCTTTATTTGCTATAGCTAGAACTCTTTGATATACCGTATCTATATTTACCATTTTTTATTTTTTAATATTTGAATCTTTGGCTTAACCAGCTTCCGTGCGGGTTGTAAGGAAACATTTTGTTTAGCTTTTCTTTTCTTGATTTACAACCACAATCCTTACCTGTTGCTTTAGAAACCGTGTCAACTACTTTTTTTATTCCAGTTGCTTTTGTAATTTTTTCTATTGAATCTCCTAATCCTTTTGATTTTTCCATATTATTGTATTTTATATAGTAATGTAATCACCCCTAAGGGCGATTACTTACTATAAATTAATTATTGATTTAATCTTTTTTCGATATTAGAAAATATCTCCATACCTTCGTCAGTTTTAAACCAAGCGGCTAAAGCTGAATACGGGTGCTCGTCAAAAGGAACGTTCATTAATTTTCTATCATTTGATGCCCAAACAAAAGTTCTTTGGTCATTTGATAATCTTAATATTCCCATTTCAACAGCTTTTATACCATAATTTCTAAGATGTACGTTTTCATCGTTAACTAATTCTAAGAACAGTTGAGGATTCTTTTTAGCATATAACAACAAATCTCTTTTAAGTTCTTTAGAACTCATCTTAGATACTCTAGAACCAACCTCTACACGCATAATAGCCTCTGCCATATCAATATCAATGTTGCTAGCTGCATTAAGAGCTTCTATTTCCATTTCTAACCAATCAATTTGATTTGAAGCAACTTCAACAGGTTTGTGCTCATAAAACAAAGCGTCTTTGTGAGGGTGGTATAAAGATAATAGTTTTTGTAAAACAGTTTTTGTTCTTTCTACAAAAAGCACACCATCTCTAAACACTATGTGTTCTGGTCTAGCATCACCTTTAAATTCATCAACAAAACAAGTTCTTTGATTTGAAGTGTATTTTAATTCTCTTTCATAACCTTTTTCTTCGTCAAAATAAAATATTTGAGAGTTTTTAACTATGTAAGATAACGGTTTCATTCCACCTTTTAAGTAATACAATCTATCTTTTATTTCCCACTCAGGTTTTTTAGGTTCAACCTTTTTAGGTTTTGGTGCTTCAACCACTACAGTCTCAACAACCTTTGGAGTTTCCTCCATAATTTCTTTTGTTTCTTTTTTCTTTGCCATAATATAATATATAATAAAATTAATAAAAAATAAAAGGCCGAGGCCGAAGCCCCGGTCTTTTAAAAATAAATGCTTATTTCAATAACATGAAGTTATTAGCACCTTGAGTAACTAAACATCTTTCAGATAAGAAATGAATATTCATTGCATCTAAAGAAGTTGTAGCTGCACCAACAGAACCAGTAACCCAAGTTTTGAATCGTCTGTTATCTGTTTGTGAAGCTCTATAACGAACGTGTAAGAATGGTCTCTTAAGATTTTTTCCTAACATTTCATCATAAACAGAAGATACACCAGCAGGAATCATAACCCCTCTGATAGCGTTAACTTTATCAAAGTCGTTAATTGATCCTCTAGTACCTTTGTCATTTAAGTATTTCCAGTCAGACTTATAGAAGTCATAAGAACCTCTTCTGAAACCAGAGAAACCTAAGTTTAAAGCCATATCTTCAGAGTTGTTGAACACACCGTAAGATGTACCACCAGCACCGTAAGAATTCATAGAAGCTAACATGTCATCCATTGCTAAAGCAGTTGCTCTATTAACAAACATCATATTTTCTTCAATAGCTCCTTGCTTATCAAACTCAGCCAAGATAGCGTCAAACTCAGCTAAATCAGTTGCAGCATTAACACCAGTTACACCAGTAGTAATGTTACCTCTTGATTCAATAGCAGCGAATAAACCTTCAGTACCTACACTTGAAGCAGGGTTAGAAGAGTCGTTTGCAAGTGCAGTATCAACAACGTTGTCGTTAGTACCTAAAACACCTTCAATCATTGCCATTTCTAAGTAATCAGTAAATCTAGCTCTAGTATCACCTTCAGCTTTTAAGTACCATAGGTAACCAGATTGACCCATTTCACCAGTTACTTCAACCCAACCGATTCTAGCTGTATCAGAACCAGAAACTTGATAGAAGTCTTTGATAATAATTGGCTTGTTAGAGTAAGACTTGAAAGAAGGCTCATTAGCAGAGTGGTTTTCACTACCGTTATAAGTGTCTCCTTTTTTGTACTCAGAACCATAAACCATAATAACACCAACATCAGAATCAGCCATACCAATTCTAGTATCAGCTAAATCGTTAGAGTTATACGGAGCTACAGTAATATCATTAGCGTCACCACCAACATCGATAGCACTAACGTAACCTTTTATTGTAAGGTTTTTAGTAGAGTTTGCTATAATAACAGTATCACCTTTTCTAATACCGTGACTACCACTTGCGTAAGCAGCGTTAGTATCAACGTGATCTGAAATTGTAACTAAGTTAGAAGCTGCAGTCTTAATAGTACAAGTGTACGTTAAGTGTAGTCTTCCTTGTTCTGACCAAATAACTTGATCAGCTTGCATTGCTTCTTCCGCACCTACTTGAGATAAGAAACCTGAGATTGTTCTTTTACCATAAACCTCAGCTTCTTTCTCCATTAGATCTGGAAGGTATTGCTGTGCCCAGTCATTTGCACCGGACGTAAAGTCAAGGTAATTTGTTGAGAATGCTTGCTGTACCGTAGCAGGCGTTGAATTCAACAAACCACCAGGATTTGAAATTGCCATAATAAATAATTTTTAAATTGTTAATTTTTGTTTTTAATTTTAAACTTAAAACTAGCAGTATTATCGCCTAGCACTTTTACTTTCATACCACCTGAGTTTGAATCTGTGTGTTGTTGTCTAGGATCCATACTTATATTTTTCCCTTTTTCAACACTTTGTTTCAAAGCGTCTGATTGTCCTTGTTCGTAAAAATGTTTAGCAATAGCATCAGGATTCATAGCTGTATATAAAGACTTGTGATAACCTTCAGCGTCTGACATTTCATTATTTTTGTTTAGAAACTTTCCAACAAAATTTGATATATCACTTTGGCTTTCTTTTACTTTATTAGCATCTTGAACGTTGTATCTAAATTTCTTGTCACCAACTTTAAATTCAAAACCTTTGAAATCGTCGGTAAAAACATTTTTTGTTTTTTCGTGAAATACAGAAGTACGGTGTTCTGTTCCCTTTTGGTTTTCTGCTTGTTCTTCGTTGTATCTGTTGAAAAAATCTACAGCCTTCTGCTGCTCTGTTGTGAGCTTACTTCCAGCTTTGATATCTTCATAGTATTTGGTTTTGGACTCTTCCAAGTGAGTTTTAGCGTTGGCAACTTGCTCTTTTAACGCTAATTTTTTTCTTTTAACTTCTTTTTCGTCATCTCTGTCTTCGTCGTAAGAAAACTGATCTTCCATAAGAAAGCTTATCTCCTCACCATCTAAGTGAGGTTTTGTTTGTTTGTAATATTCTTTTAATAAAGATATGTTATCTAACTCGCTGTAATCTTGGTTTAGCCTAACATAGTCATTTAAATCTCCACCAGTTTCTTCTATAAAGTTGACTAGTTTTTCTATACCTTCTGGTAGTGGAGTTGTTTTTTCAATAGGTTTTTCTACTTCCTTAACAGGGGGTGTTGTTTCATTTTGAACGGTGTCGCTTTCTCCGGAAGGTTTTTCATCTGTTGTTTCGATGATTTCTTCGACCACTTTTTGGCTAGTTGCGGGTTCGTCTTGTACAGGAACCTCATCTGAGCTTTGCTTTGAAACGGCATCTTCTTCTGTTTTAGTTTTTGATAAATCTACTTTTGTTAAAGTTGGGGTAGTTAAATCCTCAACTGGTTTTTTCATTTTTGCTTTAACCTTTGTAACGTTTTCTTTAGTTTCGTTACCTTTAGGTTGTTTTTCTGTTTGTTCTTTTACTTTTAACGAGCCTACTTCGTTATCTACTTTCGGCTCTTCTTTTTTTTCTGCCATAATATAATATAATAATAGTTAATAAATTTGTTACATAGGTGGCATACCTGCCCCTCCAGCTGCCATATCGTTTTCTGAAGTTTCAAATTTTCTAGCTGGACCACCATCGGTTCTTTGGTTTATCATTTCACTCTGTTGAGTTGCTTGTATTCTCGTTCTTTCGTCTTTTCGGTTTTCTTTTTCAGAATCTCTATCCTTTACAGTTTGTAATTCAGCTTGCTTTAACTGCATGTCAAAATTAAACTGTACTTCCATTATTTGCTTTTTAAGATCTGTTTCTTGAAGCATTTTTTGAGCCTCCATTTGAGCTTTAGCTTGCTCTAATTGAATTTGAGCTTGTGTTAACGCTTGTTGTTTTTGAACTTCGTTTTGAGCAGCGGCTTGTTGTTGTTGAATATTAGCTTGTGACTGAGCTTGTATGTTTTCTTGTTGCATTTGCTGGTCACGTTCCATTTTCTTTTTTCTACGTATTTTAAGAACTTGATTAGCTAGTTTTACGTTTCTTATTTCTCTAACATCAATAGCATCTTCTAAATCTATACTTTGTTGTTGAAGAGCCATTTGTATATTTTGCTCCAACATTGCTTTTTCTTCTTCATCTGGCATTAATTCAATAAAAATACCAAAATCATGCATGTGCAACTCTCCTATTTCTTCTAATGTCGCAACGTTGTGTATACCTATACCTCTTATAAAAGCATCTCTTGTTGGAGAGTATTCTAAAACATCAGATATTCTAAGTGACAAACATTCTGCTGTTGAAGCTGTTAAATATAAACCTGCTTGTAATATGTGTCTTGTAGCAGTGTTACTATTTGCGGCAGCAAGTTTTTGAACACCAACTAAAGCATATTTATCTGGCATACTACCATCTTTAGCCTCATTTAAACCTGTGACATCTCTTATCATTTGTAGGTAGTAGTTATAGTTACCTATAAGTGCTTGCATTTTATTACCAGCACCTTGTCCACCTGATATTTCCTGTATTGGAACTTTACCAGGATTCATATCGCCTTCTTGGTTTAATGATCTACCAATAATACTACCTGTTTGGAAGAACATGTTTAAAGCTTCTTGCGGGTTATAGTTTGTACCATTACCTAAATCTATCTCAGCTAAACCATCTGCATCTAAATAAACACCATCAGGAACCATACGAGCTAATACTTGCTGTAGTTTAAGATGTGTTAATTGTATCATGTCTGCAAAACCTGTTATTCTGCTTACAATAGATTCTATTTTACCTTCATACATTCTAGGTGCAACTATACTGTAATTCATTCTAACCTTGTTGTAGTCGCTTTTAGAACGCATCATGTTTTTAGCCATTTCCCACTTTAACAACTTTTCGGTTCCTAGTATTAAAGCACCTTCGTACAATGTTTCTATTGATCTAGATATTTTACTGTAATCGCCTTCCATTGTGTCTGGCGGGTTAAATGTATCATCTTTTTCTATAGCTTTTTCACTACCAGATCCAGTTGTTTTGACTTTGTAAACTTGGTTCATGTAAGTTTTGTAATTAAAATATAAAACTTGAATAGTGTTTTCATCTTCCTTATCATAATCGTGTCTATTGTTATAGTTAGATCGATTATAAGACTTGTCAGCCATTATTTCTTCTAAGTCTTCTTGTGATAAATGAGGGAATTGTTTTGCGAGTTCGTTTACAGGTATTGTTTTCACTTCACCTACATAATATATATCGTCAAAATAAGGAGAGTCGGTGTAAGAGTAAACTAAGTTAGCTGGATCAACGTATTCTACTGTAACACCTTCTGATGTTGTAAAATTTGTTTTAGTTGCTCCAATACCTATAGTTGCTAAATCGTAGTAAAAACGCTTTTTAGTAAGCTCATAATTACTACCGTCAAAAAGAACGTTGATGGCTTGTTCTTCTGCTAGTTCAACACCTTGCTTGTAAGTTAACTGCATGTGCAGCTTTAATTCTTCTTCTGTTTCTGGTAAATCTTCTGGATCAGTGCTATATAAATCAACGTTAAAAGCTTGCATGGCATAATCGTTAAGCTCTTTGCTTCTCATGTCGTCTAGTATAGCTTTCATATATTTAGTTCTCTTACCAACTCCATACGGATCTTGAGAATAAGCTTTTATATCATACATTCTTTGCGACATTCCGTTTACCAATATATCAACAAACTTAGGTATTATTGGGACCGGTTTCCAGTCTAAATTAAGATAAGACAAATCACCGTTTATAGATAACTCATCTTTATATTTTTGTATAGATTGTTCTCCTCTAGCGTAAAGTCTTAAGTTGTGAAAATTATTTATATTAGATCTATATCTATTTAAATTATTATCCTCATTAAACCATTCTTGCTCTATAGCCTTAGCAACTTTCAAGCCGTATTCGTAGCTTACTTTCTCTACATCACTAACAACTTGGCTAGGAAAAGAATTTGAATTTACCGATCTTGCCATATTTATTTTTTAATTATTTTTGACGCGTTACCAGAGTTTGAATACCTAGATATGTGTATATCTAAACTAGGTTTTTCTACGGTAGCGTTTGGTCTATATAGATGCCTATTACAAGCCATAACTGCTAGCCCGCTACTTATCGCGGCATCAAACTTTGTTCTTTTTGTTATATCAAATCTTGCCCAATCATTTAAAGTTCTATTAAAACTCATATTACCAAAAGAGTTATCGCTCTTCATTCCAACATGACTTTGTATATACATTTCAATAGCAGCTGCGTGAGCTTGTTTTATATCTTCGCTTGAGTTAGGTATACCTCCAACTTCTTTTTCAGCTACGGATAATTTGTTCCACACTTTGTCTGGTCTGTTCATGCTAAAACCTCTATAACCTCTACGTCTCAAATAATAAAGTAATCTAGGTTTATTGTTTTCTGCTAGTATTGGCATACCATAAAATACTAAAGCCATTAAAACATCTTCAAAAAATATATCAGCTGTTTGTGGTCTGGCTATGTATTCTAAAAAAAATTGATTTGCAGGAGAATCTTCCATACTAAATTTAGTTAAACCGTGCAAGGCTCCTTTAGAGCCTCTTCCATCAACCGTTCCTGATATATCGTAAGAGTCACATCCAAAAGCTCCCATGTGTTCGTTTCCAGGATATCTTACTCCGTTTTTTACAACAATATTGTTTTGTAAATTCATTGGTGGTGTCCAGTTTATTTTAAACCTACCTTTTTGATCTGGATAAAACAATACACTAGTATCTTTAACCCCTCCAACCCATTGAAAGTTTCCAGTTGTTATTCCTAACGTTCTAGACATTTCTTCGTTGTAATCTATTTGTTCGTATATTTTAACTAAATTAAATATACTATTTAAAGCCTCATCTCTAAAAGCGTGTTCAGTTGTTCTAGGAAACTGACGGTAAAACTCATTTAAAGCGTCTTGATCAGATTTTAAACCATCAGCTTCGTTTTGCCAATGTTCTATTATTCCGTATTCTATTAGTTCTCCATCTGGTCCGAGTACATCTGTGTCAGGGTTATCAAATACAGGATGTCCGAATTGGTCAATAAATCCTTCGTAGTTCCATTCCATTGGGATAAACAAAGAGTATAAACCAGATTTTGTCTGACCATTTCTATTTCGCTGGCTGACATCTGATGAGTTGTATAGTTTTTTAAAGTTGTCTCCACCTTTGTCTAATGCGTTTGAAGTTGAGCCCATCATGCATTTACCAACTATCCTACTACCTAATCGTAAACACGTTTTTGTAACTCTCCAGTTGTTTAATATATTATCGGGTCTTTCCCATTTACCACTTTCATCATGCACTAGTAAGTTTAACTTTTCACCATCATAACTGTTATCACCAGTATTTTTCCAGTCAATGGTTGTATCTAAACCTTTAATGTCTTCAATACGTTCATTTGCTGTTATTTTTTTTCTTGTAAATTTACTAGCTGGTACTCTGTACGCAAGTTCTGACTTTGGCCTGTCCATACCATCTTGTATTGGTTTAAAGAAAAACGGATAATTAATACTAATTGGCACTACTTTGTCTGTAAACATTTTTTTAGCATCAGCACCTGTCTTAGATAACACACCAAACCTTGCGTCACTTGATATTGTTGCTTGATTTACAGTTTCCGCAGAAGACATAAAAGAAAAACCAGATCTTCTGTTTTTAAGGTAACACATACCATAACATCTTTTATCTGCTTTGCAAGCCTCCCAAAATATATAAAATATTCTATTAGCTTCTCTGAAATCAGGAGCACCTACATCGATTTTACTCCACTGCAAGTACATGTAATGCGTACCTGTTATATAAGTTGGTTTATTATCATTCATAAACCAAAACCCTTCTTCTCTTCTTTTAAACTCTTCGTCAATGTAATCGTACCATTGTTCTTTTTGTTGTTCTGGATAGTTTCTCCAGTCGAATATATTTTTTAATCTACTTAATTCTTTTGGATATTCTATTTTTTGCCACTTGTTGTTTCTGTGCAAATACACTTTTTTCGGTTCAGGCGGCAGCCCAATTCGCAAATTTTGAATCTCCACCACTTGTCCAATGCGACCAGTTTTAGAGATAACCACGATATCATGTTCTTTATTGTATCCATATTTCCATTTTTTACTTTTATTGAGCCTACTAATTGTTGTTCTTTTTATAGGCTCTATTATTTTTATTAACTCTTGCTCGTATTTCATTTTGATCTTCCCTCTGCAAATCCTTTAAATACGTCTTTTTTTCTTTCTTCAGGTGCTTTGCCCTCAAGCATGTTTTCTTCTTCTTGGATTCTGTTAAGTATTTCAAACGCGTCAAATATAGCCAATTTTTTAGTAGCCGCAGCGTTTTTTAATCTATCAGCTGATACGTCATCCTCTGTATTAGTAATAATTTTTTCTCTAGCTACATTAATAAGCTCTTCAACTGCTCTGTGCCCAGCTTGGATTATAAGTTTTTTCGTTTCCTTGATGTTCATATTTGATTGTAATAAAATTAGATAAAACTCTGTATAGTCTCTCGCCATCAACGACAAACTCATATTCACTATTTGGTCTAAAACCAATTAAATCTCCAACGTTAACTGTGCCGTCAGAATATTTAACTATACCTTGTAAAGGTTTTTCAGACTCAGTATTAAATTGATCTGTGGCTTTTATAGGTGTTACAAAACAATAACCCTTTGGCGCTTTCCACTTTCCACTTCTTTTATATAAAAAGATTTGATCATCGTTTAAAAGGTAAGTATTTTCGTTAAAGTAAGCTCTACTGTTTTTTTCTTCACCTCTTACATTGTGCCATCTGCGAAAAACATTATGATGAACTATAACCGTATCTCCTGGTTTTATGTCTGTATCACCAATAATTGGTGTTGATATAACAATAGCCTCTCTATTAATATATTGATGATTAGATATCTCTGTGTTAACAATTAACTCTCCACCATCTATTTTTTTAGTATTGTTATATCTTTCTCCTTTTGGTGTTACAACAAAGTTGTAAACGCTTTTCATTAGTACTCTAAGTTGTATTCTATAGAAACCGCCATGTTTTTATTAAAGTCTTTCCAAGGTAAAACATCTTTTTTCTTTTTGATATATATAGAAAACTTATCGTCTTCTTCTATTATATCACAAATAGTATGACCACCATACACTTCTTGCCCCACGGCATAGTGCATAGCGTCATTCTTATAATCTTTACCTATAGATATTTTACGAATTAACTTCGCCATTTTCTTTAGTTGTTTCTTCTGGCGTGTAAGCAATGTCACCAGTTTGAATGTTAATATTATCAGTACCATACTTGTTCATAAACTCTGTTCTCATTTCATCAACATTACCTTGTACTTTTTGCATAGCAACTAAAGCTGCATATTTTTGAACCTCAATTCTACCAACGTCAGAAGTTAGTCTATCTATAGTTCTTATTGTCGACTGTAGTTTTACTAACTCTTCGTCGCTAACTCTTTCTGGTTTAAGGTCCAGAACCTTTTCTTTTTTTGTCATGTTATTTAATTTAAGTTAATTATTTATTTATCTACAAATAGTTGCTCTAGCTGTAAGGTTTGATGCTACGTCTAAAAGATAATCTGTCTCGCCAACTTTAAACTTATAAAGACCCTCTGTTAAAGCGTACTTGTCATTTATTCTTGGGCGGGTATATATTTTTGTACCACCGTTTGGTATATAGGATCCCGCCTCCCCAGTGAAATCTCCATTTCTCAAATAATACGTTTGGTCAAAAGAAATAGCTGTCCCACAGGCGTCTGATCCGGTGTCGGCTCCAGTTATAAGTGTAGCTGTAATTGTACCAGCTCCTTTAGCCGCTACAACTTCCTTACGTCTTTTAACCATAACAGGTTTAGCTTTTCCTCTAGCTTGAGCTGATGTGTTTGCGTTACCTAATGACATTAGTATCCAAAATAAGCTATAAGTGCACCATCATTATCGTTTAACGATACAGAATCCCATCTACCATATATTGTTAATCCAGCTGGAAAAGAATTACTTGAATCTATAGCCATACCACCTACACCTTCATTACCACCATCGTTTTTATCTGGGGTTAGAATGCTAATGTAATGATCATCAGTAATACTTGTTGTAGCGCTAATAATGATATTACTAGCACCTAGTGTTACTATTGTACCTAAAAGAGCACCTGTAGCCGTAAGATATACTTCATCTCCAACTTTTAAACCTAAAGAAGCTGTTGTAACGTCAAAAGCTATAGTAGCAGAACTACTAACAGCACCGTTTACCTGTATAGTTTGATGACCTCTATCATGAGCTGCAGCTCCTATGTTTGGAAAAATATTAGCATCTTTTGCTACTAAAGCGCTTAGTTCTGTTTCAGCTAAAAATGTTATTGCTACAATAGCCATTCCCTCTGGGGTAGTTACTGTGTTACCTGAATGATCTAAAAAAGCAGATCCTAGTTGACCAAAGTTATAAGCTGTAGCTGTTGAATTTATTCCCATAATTTTATTTTTTTACTTTTTCTAGTGAACGACCACCAAAATAGGCACCGATCACAGTTATTAATACTAGTTGTAATAAGTCTACCCATGAAGCTTTAACCTCAAATGATATAACACCAGCATCGATAAATATTAACAATACTGTTGATACACATAGAAATATTAAAACTAGTGGTCTTATGTTTTTAGACAGCCATGAATCTGACTGCATGTCTACCTTCCATCTTTCAGTTACTTGCTTTTGCATTTCAGCTTCGTAACCCATTATCATATCTTTGATTTTATTTTCCGCCTCAAGCTTTTCTTCTTTTGACGTGTGTAGGTTATCTATAACTCCACCTACATTTTTTATTAATTCTCCAGCACCGGCTGAAAATAGTTTGTCTAGCATATTGTTTGTTTTTTATCCTTTTCTATCTCTCATGATCTGAGCCTCACGATCAAGTGTTTTAATAGTTGCTTTTAATTTTTTTCTTTTTTTATTAGCTTCTGGACTATTATCTCCTTCTAAATCCATTAAATCGTTTTGCTCTAAATAACCAGCTCTATTGTCATAATCAATAATTCTTTCTCGTTTTACAAAATCACTTCCAACATTTTTTTTGTCAGCTTTCATTTCTGCTATACCTCCTTTTGGATCATCGCCTTTATAACCTCTACCGTATATCCAAGTGCCTTCATTTTCACCTGGCTGTAATTTTATATTTTGCTCAGGTATTGGCCCTTGCATTGGCTTGTCTTTCTTTTTTGATTTTTTATCTTTTTTGGCTGGTGAGTTACCATAACCAGAAAAACCGTTCATTTTATATCCCATTACTTTTCGTTTTTTATTTTATATGTTTTTGGCCCAGATTTTCTTTTTAAACTTTTTTTAGTTTGTTTACCGTAGTAGTCACCTCCCATTAAATAATTACCTACTTTTGGAAAGTCACCAGACAATTTAACAGTATCACCTTTCATTATGCCATAATCAGTATCATAGTCTTGTAACACATATTTATGTCCTTTTTTATCTGTTTTAATTTCACCAGTGTTTTCACCAACTATTCTTTGTTGATTTTTAGATATCTTGGTTTTTTTACCACCACCTTTAAACCCTCGAAATCCCTTCATTTTATATCCCATGTTTTTATTTTTAGTGTTTTTCCCAAGGAAAATCTTTACTACCTTCTGGTAACCATTCACCGTTGTACAATATGTGACCTTGTGCTCTTTCGTACTTTTTACCGTCCCACGTTATATCGTTGTCAGTATACTTAAGTTTACCTATTTTCATATCTGTTAGATGTTTCATTTCGTGAGTTAGTATCTCTTCTTCTTCTCTACTTCCTTTTTCAACTGAAACGTCTAAAAATATACTTCCATCATCATTAGCTTCACCCTGTATATTTTGTCCTAGTTTTTTTCTAAATAACGGCGTACCTGGTGCAGCTTCTTCTTTAACGTTAAAAAACCTGCCTTTGGTAACTTTTCTATGTTTTTGATTAGGTAATTTAAACATAGCTATTATAAATCGTCGTCTGTATCTAAGTCTCCAGTTTTTGAAACAATATCCTGCACATTAGCCGCTTGAGCAGCGTCTGCTTCAGGATCACCATCAAAACCACCAGCTTTCTTTTTATCAGCAAAACTTTTCATAACACCTTTAGCGCCCTCATGAATACCTCTAGCTGCTGTAGCCCAACCTGGTTCTCTAAAATCTAACTCAGTACTGTTTAGCTTTGCTTGTGCATCAACTAAAGCTGAGTCACTAACTTTTGCTGGAGAGCTTTTTTCTGAAGCTGCATGTTTTGCCTTCCAATAAGCCATGTTTTTTATTCCTTTCATATTATCTGTCTTTATCTTTTATCATATCGTCAATAGCTTTGTTATAAACTTTATCTGTATATGATTCATTATTGTAAAAAATACTTCGTTCAGATGTTGGTAAATCTTCTTCACCTAAAAGTATTCTATATATCCTGCTTATCATTTGAGAGCATTTAAAAGAAGTTTTAAATATAGAATACATTATAGTTGTTCTATTTCTATGTCTCCAAGTTTCTATCCAACCTTCTCTTTTTAACCTCTCCCATCTTGCTTTATCCCATGAGTATGTGTAAACTCCGTTGATAAAATCGTTTCGTGTAAATCTTTTTTTACAATCTAAATAAATTAATAATTCTAAATCTGCATCTTTTAACCCGTAAGTT